CATTCAGATGGACAAGATCATGCCATGTGAGAGAATCATCGTCATCATCATCATCGTCATCATCATCATCATCATCCTCTACAACAGGTTTCTTTTTGTGACTCGGAGCAGGTGCAGATTTTTTCTTACGTGAAGGTGGTGCTGGTTCATCATCATCATCTTCATCATCATCCTCTTCTACCACACCTTTGTGATTTCGTTTTTTTGATTTTTCATCGTCATCGTCATCATCAACGACTTTCTTTTTTCCTTTCTTTACTGGTGGTTCATCATCATCATCGTCCGTTTCAGCATCAACTTCAAAGAATTTTGCTTCCAATTCATCGTAAGTCATTACCAAAAGTAGTTCATCTAATTTTGGTGATTTCTCAAGAATGGATTCTTTATAAGGTCGTGACCGTTCAACAACCGTGATTTTAGTAGCTTCCGCAAAAGGCTTGCTTGTACCAATTGTTTTTTCGGTAAAGCGAATCTTCAAAGAAACACCATCTGTAATATCCATGAAATCTTCCGGTACTGAATCTTCTTTCAATTCATCATCCAAAAGTTTTTGAAACATTGCATGACTAATATCGAAGACATGAAGTTTTCCTTTTTCAAACTTATCCGAATCCAATGGATTTACTACATACAAATAACGATCTGATGATTTCAGAGCACTTAAATCATCTTTTGAAGCACCTTCTTTTCCAATTTTTGCTTTGTATTCACAAACCGGACAAGGTTTTCCGAATGTTTGAAGGCAAACTACTGAATCCTTTTTCGATCCAATATTCCTGTGAGATTTGAATGGTAAACGATACCATAATGATCCTGGAACAGCAATACCTTCATCGGTAAACTTATCAGGATGCCTTTTCATAGTAACCTCATATGGAATAAAATCTAAGGTTACTGATTTTCCAGGTACAGGTGAGAATACTGACACCCCACTTGGAAGTTTCAAATACCCATAACTAAAAGCTTCTTTTGCTTTTCGTTCTGATGCATCTTTTACTTTTCCTTTAAAACTTGTTTTGTTTGTTCTCATGTTCATTTTCAATTTTAGATAAATACTTATTCAACACTTTTCTTACGTTGCATTGTTCTGCCTATTTTCAAATTTAATTCTTGTTGTAATGCTTTTCTTTTTTCCATTTCATCATGTAGATTTCGTGGAACGTTTGGACCGGCAAAATATTCCTGACCATGTAGAGTTACAAGATTTTCAAGTGCTGCTTTTCGAGTAAATGAAAATTCATTCTTTGCGCCTTCTGCCATTGTAAATTCATATTGAGCTTCAACCCATTCATTTTTTGCAGCTTTGTGTTTTGGATGATTTCGGTAGTAAGCTTCAATATCCGCAACGTTTGGCTTCTCCTTATTACAGAATCGAACCGGATTACTATTTGCACGTTTGATTAATTCGGCACGAATCACTTTTATAGCTTCCTCTGCAAGAGTTAATCGTTTACGACATTTTGCATAATGTTTAACATATTTCATTGACAGGGCTGCTTGTCCTGCCCATTCAACGTCTAATGCATCAACATCAATTTCAAGGTCTTTTTTATAATTCATAATATTAATTAAAATTTATTTTCTTTTCATAAAGATTTTCTTGTTTTATAAAATTAATTAATCTTTCCTCAAGCCAATCTATATATTCAGTAAGCCTGAATCTTGGTCCTTCAATTGCTTTGCCTGTTTCATTTTTATAGAGCGAAAGAAGTTGCTCTTGTTCTAATTTTGAAATCATAATAAAAATATTTAAGATTTAACAATTTGATAGCACACGAAAACCAATCCCGGAAAGCCAGAATTATAAAACGGCTCAACGAAATACTCAAGTACCATCGCAGCTCTATTATGGTCTGCTTTTAAAAGCACGGCTGAACAATAGCCCATAACTACTCGTCTAATATCTTCGGGTTCCTGATCTTTTAAACCGGCTAAAATCGTCTTGATTTCTTTCCAGCCACTCCCTTGTTTTAATAGTAATCTACAAAGTTCAATACTTTGTGATTGCAATTCTGCAGTACGTTGAGCAACAATTAAACGCATATCTTCATCTACGTTTAAAACTTGCTCAAGAATTTGAATAGCATTTCGTGGATGTCCCTGACTGTCTTGAATGATTTGAGCATAAACTTCTGCATCAAGTTTTTCACCTTCTTCCCTAATAATTCCACGAAGCAAACCTTTCATCTGAACATCGGATAGAGGTTTTACTTGCATTTCGATACACCTTCCACGTATAGCAGAAATTAGTTTTTGTGGTTCAGTAGTGGTAAGAATAAAATAAATATGTGGTGGTGTATCTTCAAATATTTTTAATAATGCATTTTGAGCATCTGATGTAAGCTTATGCACCTCATTCATAATCCAAACCCTTACGTCTCCTTGCAATGGTTTATATTGGGAATTTTTGCGAATCTCTCTCACCATATCAATTCCACGAAAATCAGCAGAATCAATTTCTCTTAAATCTGTTCCGACACAACCCAAACGTTCAGCTAAAATTCTGCCTATTGTTGTTTTACCACAACCTGTTGCTCCATGAAATAAAAATACATGAGGACAAGTTGTTGGTTTACTTAGCATCTTTTCCAAGGATGCTATAATAGTTTCATTGCCTTTTACCGATTCTAAATCAGTTGGCCGGTATTTCAGATATAAACTCATTCGGAAAATCTTAAAATTACTTTTGCAATTATTGATACAGGTGCTTCGATAGTTGATAAATCAATCATATCAAATTCGATACGATCAATTTTAACTCCTTGTTGTTCTTGAAATTCTTGTAATGGCTGATTTAGCAAGAATCTTATGTGTTTTTGCAATTCAAGAATTTTCTGTTCTTTAGTTGGATCACTCATTTTCTTTATTTTTAAAATATTCCTTGTCAAAAATATCAACATTTTTTACGTTAAACAAATCAATAATCCAAGTGATTAACCATATTAAATAAATAAATCCAACTACTCCATAAAGCCATTCTGGAGCATGCCATTTATCAAAGCATAAGTAAAATACTAATGCTGGTATAATAGGTGACTTTGGTAGTAAATTTTCACTACTAATTACGTTTCTCTTTTTCATTTTGTTCTAATCATTTTTGGTACTGGTTTAATTGTTCTCTGCATTTTAATAACACTCAACAAAGCCCATCCCCACATTCCCATGTAACAAGGGATTGGCCGGTGTGAATTTTCTTCCATTTTTACCAATGTAATAACATAACCATTTTTAAGCAAACTTTTTGTTTCTCTTTTTTCTTTGGAGGATGTTATGTACTTTTTTCGTTTCATAACAAGAAATTTAATTTAATTATTTCATTTTATTTGAATTTATATTTTTCTTTTTTACTCCACGGTTGATCTACAGGACTTAATTCCATGTCAACATCAAGCGGAACATTGATCCATTCCCACTCATTCGGTAAATCTGTGCACGTTATTTTATATATAGTTGCTGCTACGTGTTTTAATTCGTCAGGGTGTACATCTAAAAGAATTGAATCATGTATTTGTCCTATTAACTTTGTATCCCATTTTTCTTTTAGCATTAAAGCATCGGATTTTATAAAAGACCAAAGCAAACACATAAATCCACCGTTTTGTCCAGGATAGTTGCAAACTTGTTTTTTATTCATAACTCCCTGACAACGAAATCCTGTTAGCAAATCTATATATCCTGTACGTTGATACTTAGCGAACCAAATATCTTTCCATTTTGCATATTCGGGGAATCTGTTTTGCCATAAATCTACTTCAATATTTTTTATATGCATCATAAACTGATCATATGATTTTATTCCGTTTTTAATCATATGATCAGCCAAATTGGAACCATCCAAAGTTACACCCATTCCTGCTTGCCATTTTGTTTTAGGCAACTCTCCCCAGTTACAAGCTACGTTTTCAGCACAACCCTTGTACCAATCCCCATAAAATTCTGGAAATACAAATCCGTTTTTAGCAGCTTGTCTTAGGAATTTATGTCCTTTGATGCTTTCATCGAATTCTTTCAGTTTGAACAATTGTATAGCAACATCCCTATGCATATCCGTAGTAGGGTCTTTTATGTATCGAACAAGATTTGTATCTTTGTTAATACAAGCATTAATTCTTACTTCAATACCTGAATAGTCAATCTCCAGTAGTTGATGTCCAGGACGTGGAAATAAAGCAGAACGCACTACTTTTTTAGCATATTCATCCCTTATAGGTATGTTTTGGAAGTTAGGATTGTTACTGCTACTTCTGTATGTTACAACGGTATTTAGATTGAAAAATGGGTGAATGTAACCGTCAACTTGTTCTCTTGTATATCCATCCAAATAAGTATCTCTGATTTTTTTAAGTTGTCCTATTTTGATCAATAAGTCTAAATCAGGAATTCCCAATTGTTTTAATGCTTTTTCATCGGTACTGCCTTTTCCTGTTTTTGTTTCTTTTTGTATTTTTATATGTTTTGTTTCATACAGATATTTTGCAAGTTGTGGATTGGATTCGATGTTTATCTTACCTTTAGAATGTTTTTGCCAATCCTTACAGAAATCTGTTTCTATGAATTCTTCTTGCAAATGTGTTATCTTATTGGTTATTTGTACTTTCTTACGATTGACATAATCCATATCAACCCTTATACCTTGACGTTCGGCTCTGGTAAGTGCAAGTGTTCCTTGATGTAATAAACGATATGCATCGTATGTCAGTGGAGATATACTCATGATTCTTCAGAAGTATTTGTTAAACTCAATGCTTCTTCTGCTAAGACATAATCTATTGTCCTTTGTAACATTGATGCTCTTGTTAGATTTTTTGAATCAGGCATATCATTTTCTTGACAATAAATAATACTTTTATCTAATACCAATAATTGTTCTTCTGTCAAAGACACTAAAAATACTTTTTTATTACTCATATCTTATTTATTATTTTTGCTGGACAATTATGTTCATATTTAATAAATTGTCTATCAATTACAGTAAATCTCATTAAACCATGACGTTTACCTGTTGATCCACAATTCTTACATTGCATAATATCATAACCACTTTTTTGAGAAACTAAACTTTTCTTTTCCCAAACGTGTCGTAAAAATTCGGTTGTTTTTTTCAATACACGAGTGCTTATAACTCTGCGTGGACTTTCTTGAGGTTGTAGATAAGCATTGTAATCACGAATGATTCGTTTTGCTCGATCATGAATAGATTCTCCTGGATCAAGAACACATGAGATATTTTCAACCCATGATTCTCCACCTGTTAAATCATTAACCAACATAGCAAAATCTGTTCTTTTCATGATTCGATAAGATATAAAAATTCCTTCCAACCAGCAGGGTTTTCCATAATATTGAATCGCCCATCGGGTAACCAAAACCAAACGTCATTCATTTCGTTCATCATGGAATTCCAATTCTTTTCTTCTCTAAGGGATAATAATTTATCCCATCTACCAGGAAAGTATTGATCCCAAAACCATTTGAATGTATCTTTAGTTTCATCAAATTTCTTAAACCAATCTTCTATTTCTTGCTGTGTCATAGTTTTTGTTTTTTAAAAAAAGCTGACAGTACAGCCGAATACAAAACACAGGTCATACAATTAAAACCTACAAAACTTTTAATCGGGTTTAAAAGAACTTTTCGTTTTAAGTGTTAAACTTTAATCAAAAAGAACTTTAAAATTTAATCTTTATACCTTTCAGATTTAAACTTTAAACTTTTCAGTCTATTTTAATTTCATGCTCTACCAGCTGAGCTAAAAGTCCTATGTAGACTTTGATGGATTTGAACCACCGACCCTGAAATCCCATTTTTGTCTGTTTAGCATACAGATGCTTTTCTGACCCTCAAGCAGGGAATTGTGTTTGTGTTTTTCGTACTGTCAGCTAATTTTTTATTTATATTCCGATCAGAGTAATCGCATTTATTTCGGAAAGAATAGCATCAACTTCTGTTTCAAACAGCATCAATTCTCTTTCCATTTTTTCGGTACAAGCTACAACTCCTAATGGATCAATCATTGTCCATTCATTTTGTTCCATAAATGGTTTTCTTACAGCTTCCATATCAGTATTGGTAACTTTTACATTTTCTTTTCCGAAAGTTGCGAGTAAGATATTTTGACAATTTTGTTCAACAGCATCATTTACTTTATTCATATTGGCTGTAACTGCTTTGTAGTCTTTCCGCATAGAAGCAATCAATTGCTTTTTAACAGCGATCAATGTCTTGTAATTGATTGCATCGGCAATTGACATTTTCTGTTCACCAATTGTGACTTCTACTTCGGTATTCCGTTTTACAATAGCACACTTGATCTTGTTTTTACGCTCGATCAAAGCTAAGATGCTATCATAATTTGATTTTGCACTTTTGATGAATTCTGCTTCATCGGTAACATTGTTTACCTTTTTGTCTTTTTGTTTAAGACCACAAGGGATCATTTGCTCAATCTGTTTTTGAATACGAGCATCAATCAGTTTCAATTCTGCCAATCCTCTGTGAATTGTCATTTGCATTTTTTCAGTTTCCATAATCTTTTAACTTTTAATTGTTTTTATTTATAATTCTTCTTCCGGTGCACGTGCAATATTTGCTATATCGTTGGCTTTCCATTCAAAATCTACTTTCCTGAATTGTACTTGTTTTCCTTCAAATTTCAAAGCACGATTTTCTGCTTTCATTCCTTCAATTTCAGCTTGCTTAGCATATATTAATGCAAGTCTTTTTACATCATAATTTGTCATAAGTTTTTTGTTTTAATCAGGAAAATCAATATCATCAAAAATAATTGGAATCAAAGATTGCAGTTCACGAAGTAAAGGACACATCAATTCACGCATTTGTGGATGTGCTTTCGTGGATGTTCTTTGTTTGAAGATAGTTCTCCACTCACGAAGATTAGCAGTTACCACAATTTCCGTTTTCAAAGAATTAGGTAAGATAGTTCTTGCCTGTTGTGGTTGCCATCCAAGAAAAATTAAACGGTTATATTGTTTTTCAATATCTCGCAAAGTATTAAACCAAATTGAACTCATTTCTTTATCTTCCTCTGATGTGTTTTCTGTAATCACAGGCAACCAATTTGGAATGATAAATGTTAATTCCTTCCCAAATTTTCCAGTAGCATAATTACAATACCGTGTACTTTCCTGAGAGAATGAACACAATCTGTGTCGAACAATCTCATGACTTACACCACGATCACAAATAAATTTAACACTTAGTACATGATGTTCAATTACAGATTCATGTCCTGATTTAATAATCATCTGAACAAATTTCTTTGCAGAATCCGGTGTGATATTTTCCTCACTTTTATAGCAAGTACGACCTATTGCTTCAAGGTCTTTGCAAATGGAGATTGTTACTCCATGCAGAATTTGATAACTGGGTTTAATTAATTTCATAATTGTAGTATTAATTTACGTTGTATATTTGCTAACCTAAACTCAAATATGCTGTCATATGCACAATATTTCATTAACTTTTCTTTACCACCAGGTTTAGCAATTAATTCTTCAATTCGATTTATTGAATTTGCATTTTTATCATCAACTGCTTTTAAATAAGGATCAATCTCTGATGAATAATCTATGATTCCAAATTGAACATATGTTTGAAATTTAAGTCCTGTAACTCCTGGTCTGTTATCCAATAAGTGAGTTGCTAATTGTGTATCCCAAATCCATCCTTTTACTGGTTGTCCCAATATTCCAACACTCCATGCTTCTTCAAACTTCAGGTTTTGTGCGATCTTGTTGATTCGTCTGTTTGCAAGAAAATCTATAAACGGTTGTTGATCTTTCTTTCTTCGAGGCATCATGAAAACATGAACACCATCTTCATGATACGCAATAGAACAACATATTATTTTATGCCCTTTAGCATGTGGTTTCAAACCAGTGGTTTCATAATCGAAAGTAACTTCTGCTTGAGTTGAATTAACAAGATCATTTATGAAATTCAAATTTTCATGATAGAGTATGTCCGGTTCTTTGTGTATCGGAAAAGGTCTTTTCAAACATTTAAATGCTTGTTTCAAATCCAACTTCCATACGGTCAACACTTCAGGTCTTTCTTGAACTTGATAAGTATCATAAACAGGACATATCCATGCTTTAAAATCTTGATCAGGAATTGTCCAACCACGCCATTTGTCAATGTTATCAAAATCCTTTTTCCATCTGTGCCCTATTAAGCTAAACAAAGCAGAATCCCCTAACAAGATTATCAATTTAGGTTTGTTTTCTCTTATTGTTTTAATAGTAGATTTTCTGCAACATTCAACTTCATAATTACTTGGATCAAATTCAGTGTCAGGATTATAACAATGTCGTGCATAAGTTAACAAACAATCTTCAAACATATCAATATCAAACTCCTTCAGAGTTCTTCTCAAGAAATTTGCATTTGAACTTTGGAATGCTTCCCCACGTTTATCATCCCTTTCCTCTGGTGCTGTTCCAATGATAAGTATTTTCTTTGCAAAATTACCTATCGCTGGCATCTTAGGAGTTTGACAATCTTTATATGCCCCACAACTTGCACAAGATAAAATCTTTCCATCGGAACGTGATGTGGATTCTGTCTGTTTTGCTGTAAAAAATCCTTTCATTTACCTGCTTTAACAAGAATTATGAATTCCCAATTATCTCCAGCAAACTTCAAGATTCTGCCATTGAACCTACAAGTTAATACCGAAGCCAAAATATTTTTCAACAACATAGGTACTATCTCGAATTCGAGTTTTTTACCATCATATTTAATGTTGGCTTCTTCTTCAAATCTACCAGTATCACTTTGGCTGCTGATTTTAATTCTGTTATTTTCCAACGCTATCACTGCATCAACTGTATCGGATTCTTGTTTATGGAAAACACTCGCCCGATCTAATATTTGATTGATAGTCCGTGGAAAAGTAAATTCTGTGCCCTTTACTTTCAAGAGTTCAGAAGTCTCAGGAAAACTTTCTTCAAATATCCTGCAAGACATAACCGTTCCCAATTCTGTTTTGAAATGAACCCAACCTTCTCCATAGGATACTTTGATTGGGTTCATTTTGATAAGGGTATTCACTACAGAAGCAGGTATCAAAAAAGTATGAACAGGAAATTTATTTTGTAAGGTAGTTCTCATAACTCTGAAACCATCTGAACCCTCTATATAACCAACTTCATTAACATGGACACAAGTTAAGACTGGTTCAGAATTATTTGTACCGCAAGAATACATAGCCATTTTCATTGCTTGTAAAAACTCTTCCGGCAAAGTTTTCCATTTTGTGATGGAACCTATTTCTTCCAATGGAAGTGTTATTTCTGTTTGTAGTGTTAATCCTACTTTTACACGTCCGGCAGTTAGCAACACTTCGGATTCAGTGATCCCCACTTCAATATCTTCTTGCTTGATTTTCTTTAGAATCAAGTAAAGTTCTGTTGCTTGTATCGCTCCAGTAATTTCCATGTCTGCTACTGGATGAGAAATTGAAATTTCGTCATTATACGTCACAACTCTGCCTTCCATGAAAGCAAAGGAAGTTGATTGATCAATGACTTCTTTGTTTGCAAGTCCTGGCTTTACTATTTCCAAGGCACTGAGTAAATCTGCTTTTTTCATATTATTCAAATAAAGAATTAAGTTTTATTTTGATTTTATTATCTACAATAGTTTCTTGAAAAAATCCTTTCATCTTATTCTTATGTTTTTCAAATCTTTTTATTCCCATCATTAAAATAATCCTCATCTATTTCACAACCCCAAAAATCTAAACCTAAATCATAAGCTGCTATACGTGAACTTTGTGATCCTAAATGAGAATCAAAAATCTTATCCCCTGGTTTAGCATAATTCTTTAATAACCATTTATAAAGTGCAATTGGTTTCTGTGTTGGATGAATTCTATTTTCTTTATGTTTCATATTTCCTTGAATCATACCGTTCCACGTGTATTTGAAAATACGAATAGGGGATTTAAAACTTGTCCATGCTAACTCACAATCACCAAAATTATTAGAACCATTATCTTTATCCCAAACAATCCAACAATTTGTAGGTTCTATGTTTTTTACCATATAATTTCCACCCCAAATAATTTGATTTTTAGATACTCTAAACAACTCTTTAAAATATTCTGGTTTTGGAATCTCATTATCCCACTTTTTTAGAATGTAATTACTTTTTGCTGCAGCAGCTTTTCCAAATTGAGTTCCACTTTTTTTAGCTGCATCCTCGGCATACCCTATACCATATGGAGGATCAGGATACGCTAAATCAAAAAACTTATCAGGAAACTTTGACATATATTCCATATTATTTCCTAACCAAGTTTTGCTAATTGTTTTATTATTCATATCTACAAACATTTCCAGGTTCATCGGATATTTCTATTGCACTGATTGAAGCAACTAACAACTTAAATTTATGGTAAAGCCAATGACAAAGATTTTCATTTGTAGTAGGCATTATACCAAAAATATCATTTAGATGTTTTTTGTGCAATTCATCTTTTATCCAATCTTTTATTTTATTCGTTTCATCTTCACCAAACAACAAACCGTTCTTGACTATGTATGAACTTCTTATTTCTACTCTTACTGTATAATTGTGTCCATGCATATTGCATTCATCCGAATCATACATTTCATACAAAGCATGGGAAGCTGAAAAATAAAAAGTTTTCGTAACGATATACATTTCATTTAAGCCTTTTCAAGAGACTTTATTTAAAAGTTAATACAGACTATTACTTTAGAATGCAAATTAAAATTTTAGTATTTGAAATAGAATCAAACCGCATCTTTCGCAGAATCTGATACGTAGTTCGTAAATTTTATATCAAAATACTTGGAAGCTATTTTTGGATGCTGTTTTTGGAAATTATTTAACATTAATGTCGTACCATTCACTTTGCAAAATTCCCTCAATGATTGCTTCTGAAAACAATTACCGGAATTGCACCAACTTTTAATACTCTGATACAAATCCTTGAATGGACTTTCTTTATGTCTTTCAAATTGCATAATGTATGGACGAGCACCTTGTTCCATTAATATTTTTACTCGTTCCAATAAATCAAGAACATCACGAATCCAAAAATCTAAGTCCCAAACATCATTTCTATCAAAACAACAGAAACAATATAAGACTGCACATGGATTATGTTTTCTGGTGTACTTATTCCAAAGAGTTAATTTTTTGATAATCAATTCTCTGTCCTCAATACTATCGAAAGCAAATATGTAATTTCCTTCATACTTACTTTCGTTTAATACTTTTGCTTTTCTTTCCGTCAACAATCGAATATCCATTCCTTGCTTGTATTGGAATGGTTTCTTGGTTGCTTGTAACTCTAAAAATATTCTTTCCCAATGCTCCCCACAACCCAAAATATTATCATCCAAAAGACAAATCTTTTTTCGGCTTTCATCCACAAATTCAGAAAGTGGTGAATGCACATAGACGTGCGTTTCATTTTTATTTACACAAAACTCACACCGTCGAAAGCATCCACGTGTGCTGAAACCTATTGAGAAGTCAGTATAGTATTTGAAATACTTTTTTTCTCTGCCATGGAATCTGATCTCATTCTTTATCCATTTATCGTACAAGTGATAATCGGGAAAAGCATGCTCAATTTTATGTGGTAGGTTTGGTGCTTTGTCATAAAAGAATCCTGTACCACCACATTCAACAAAAGGCAAACCCTGTATAAAATCAGGAATTTTTGAATCGGTAAAAACTTTTGATATGAATACCCTATCATATGTTTTACAAAACAATTTGTCTGGATTGATATCATTGAAATGAATCAAAGTAACAGTATGTCCGAGTTTTTTATAATAACCGGACAACTTCATCAATGCCAAATTTGGAAAATTATGATCCTTCTGCAAAAGTAAATCTGCATCAATGATACCAATATTCATTTTAAATAAAATTAAAAGATTAACAAATCAAGTAAAAAAGTTAGGGGCAAAGAGATTCACCCCTAACTAATTTAATAAACAACTGGGCCTGGTTTCTTACTTGCTCGGAACTTTTACATCCAAAGTCAAGTGTTTCAGGGATGCGCCGTAATTCTGGACAAGGTGTTTGGTCTGTTTTTCGTTGTCCTTACCACCCTTGGCAACGTACATTGCGTTGGCTTTGGTAATCCAATCTTCCATCGTTTTTGGCTTTTTGGTTTGCAAAGTGATCAATACGCAGTCCAAGCGGTTGAATTCCAACCTGACGAATGCTTTTCCTTTTTCTTTCTTTTCTGCAGGAGCAGCAGCTTTCTTTTTGCTGACAGGTTCGTCATCATCGTCGTCATCATCATCGTCGTCATCATCAGGCAGAAGGGCAGTCATTGCTTTGCGCAACGCACCGGCTTTGGCATAATTTGGTAATTCTTTCTTCAGACTTTTGAAGATAGGATTGCTTTTTGCCAATGCTTTCAACTCTTCCAAAGTGCCTCCTGCGATTTGATCTTCCAAACTTGCTTCGGAATCATCATCATCGTCATCTTCAACTACGACAGGAGCAGCTTTCTTTTTAGCTGGTGGTTCCGGTGCAGGTGCTGCTTTTTTCTTTTTAGCTGGCACTTCAGGCTCATCGTCATCGTCATCCTCTACAACAACCGGAGCTTTTTTGCCTTTCTTGGCAGGAACTTCAGGTTCGTCGTCATCATCATCGTCGTCATCATCGTCATCTTCAACGACTACTGCTTTTTTCTTAGCAGCTGGTGCTGCGGCAGCTTTTGCTGGTTTGGCGGTAAATTCGTCAATGACTTCCTGAGTTGTTTCAGAGAATTCATCTTCCGGTGTGATGTGCTTCATAGCTGCTTTGATTCCTTTGGTAAGGACATCGACATCACCTTTAACATTAATTGCGGGAGTTAATCCCATCACGTCATTCAGCTCTGTGGCTGCTTTTTTCAACTGTTTGTCTGTTGCCATAACATTTAAAATTAATTGTTTTTGTAAACTACTCTACTCAATTTTGAGTTTTTCTTTTTTTAATGGTTTTCTGTAACTTCCCAATGCGTTTCTTTGTCGTTATTTTCTTGCGAGTATCTCAACGAAAAAGTTTTGAAACTGAATCCGGCTGCTCTTTGTTTGTCTTTTCCAATCACAAACCAAGCTTCACCATCATCTACATTTTTGTTTGCATGATTAGTTAAAGCAAAAATATATTCGGCCATAGCCCCCATAGCAGAAGCCCCTCGCAAGCCCCTCTTTCCATCTTTTCCTGAATGATGGAGTAACAAACAAGCTACACCCAATGCTCTCAAATCTCTCAGAAATGGATTGACTTTATTGTTCCATTCACTGTTGTCATTTTCTTCTACTAATCCAAACAATGTACTTGCACTGTCAAGGATTATTAATTTGTAATTAGGATGTGTCTTGAGCCATTGTATAATTTTTAATTGGTTAATTCGATTTGATAAATAAAACTGATCTTCTGTTGCTATTTGATATTCCGGTATGGATAATATTCGCATCCGGTATTTACTTTGTTGAACTCCCAACCATTCAAACTGAGCAATTCTTGATTCCATTTGCTGTTCACCAAGTTCTCCATCTACATACAGTGTTCCGGTTTGATTCTTAACCTGCCATGGACCGATTTCTGCTTCATCACAAGCGTAATCTTTTAAACCTAAAATATAAGCAATAGTTAAAGATAACAAAGATTTTCCACTTCCATAGTTACCATAAATTATGTTTACTTCTCCTTCACGCAACCATGGTTTAAGCAACATCTTTGGTGGTTCTCGTTTGTGCTTTCTTATTTCAAGAACACTAAGAATAAATTTGTTTAAATCTGTTTTTGGATTACTATAATTTGTTTTGTATTCACTGGCTAATTGTTCAGCATCTTCTAATTTTCCGGCAGAGATTAATTGATTAATAGCATTGTTGTATTGAATTAATCTTCGTTCTTGAAAATATTTGCTGGTTTGATCAATTAAATAATCTATGTTAACTTCTTCTTCTGATTCATCACTTAATCCTTGTAAAATTTCTTCTATGTCCTCAACCTCATCTTTGGGTATTTTGTTATCTTTTATTTTTTGATAAAAAATGCTTTCAATATCACGTTTAGGTGCTACTTGAAATGCATTATAATATTCCATAACCCATAATGCAAGTTTTCGAGCACTGCCTGATTCTAAAAGTTTAATATCCCAAATAGAAGTTATTTGTTCAATAAATTCGGTGCTGGTTATTAAACCTATGATAATTTTTCTTTCTTGCATACAAATCAATTTACCCAAATATCACCAGCACGATTTTTATAAAATCCATCTTCAGGATCATAATTGTAATGTATTCCATCATAAACTTTCGGAGGACGTGAAGCATTATTACCTATGGTTCGTTTAAATATTATCATTTCTTTTGGATCATCCAACCATCGAGATTGATTGATCCACGTTGACGGCATAGGAATAAATTCTTTTTCTTGCCAACGTTCGGATTCTTTTTGTGCATAAATGGCATTGCTTATTGTATTCCAATCTGGAACATCTTTCTTTTTACAAAGTTTATCCCATGCAGTTTTTGCTTTTCCTTGGTCTGTTTTCTTTGGATATAACTTCCAAAATGTATGGAACATTATTGGTGTTATTTTATTGAATTTAGAAGAAGAAGTGAGCAACGGCAGCATTTGTTTATTAGAACTTAAAGCATTTGGGGTACTAATTTCCATGGGATAGAAATTAGGGGTGGTGGAATTTGTGTTAATTTTATTTAATTTCTCTTTTGCCCATATAAAATTAACTTTAATATAATGTCCTGTTATTCTGCTTTCATTTGCATCTTTAACAATTATATTTTCTATTAGATGCAAATCAATTAATTGTGCTTTGTATTTTTGCAAACGAACTTCACTACAACCAATACCTTTTGCTACATATGAGTTTGTAGCTTTTACTTGATTGGTTTTTTGCCATTTAGCAGTATAATAATAAAACATATACAATCCACAAAGTTCGAGATAATGGGGTTGTCCAATTAACAAATCCATTAAATATTTTGAAACCACAATAGGTTCATCATTATTATCAAAATTTATAGTTCCCATTATTCAGAAGAATAAAATTAGACAAAGGAAGCCTCCAGCAAAAGAACAACCAGAACAGCCTCCAACCAAACTGGTTGTGTAGACTCTTTTACTGAAGGCATATATTTTATGACTATTGAAAACATACATTGGAGATCGTTTTTAAAAGAATAGTCAAAGGTAAGTAAAAGAATCCGAATAAAAAAATAGCAAAGAATTTATTTTTTAATTTTTTTAAAAGCCTTTATTTAGTACGTAGCATAGAATTTATTTTCGTTCGTGTTATTTCATCCTTATGCTTTGTTCTAAGCATAGATGTTTGCTTTGTGCGTTGCATTTGCTTCGGTGGAAAGTATGGTTCCCATGTAAAAAACCAAGCAAAAACAGGACCTAATCTGCCTTCAATCCAAACACCAGCATCACCATTTTTCCTTGCTCTTTTGAAAGGACGTTCAACAATTGTATATACTTCTCCAGCATAGGCAGTTTCTTCCCATCGAAGATCGTATTCAGCAGGAGTTATGGAAAGTATTAATTTGATTTGCTTTCCGACAATACTATGAGCTTCTTTCTTCTCCCTTGTTATTCGCATGCTCGTACTTTGTCAAAGAATTGTTCAAATGGACTATCAGGGTCATCTTCAAGGTCAAGAATCATTCTAATAACAAATTCAAACCAATGAATTCGTAAATCACCAAATCCTAAGTAATCTGAAACAGGATAATCATCATCTATTCCATGATTATCATTTGCGTCTCGATCAAACCAGAAACTAAAATTTAATTCTGGAAAAGTTTTATTGCAAAGAGCAATAAGTTCTTCTCTTTGTTCGGGAGTTAAAACATACGGTGTAATTGTAATCATGATTTTTTAATTTTAATAGGTTTCCATTCATGTGAACAAATATTGCATTTGCGTTTACCATTCTTAATAGCAAACATATCAAAGCCACAAATAGGACAAACTTCTTTTTCTTTTTTTGCAAAATTCTCAGCATTTTTAAGAATCCGAAGATATTCAGCATTTTGATTGTCAAAATAACTTTGACCCGTTGGTGTTAAATCTTTCATTTTGTTGTTGAATTATTTATTTTGTCATAAAAGGCATTTGTAAAGTCTTGTATGAATTTTGGTAACAGTCGTTCTCTCATATGCTTTTTGACAGAATAGATATAATCTCTATCGTACATTTGATTATAATTGGGATCAGCAATGCAAACATTACCAACAACAATATTATCGTGATCTTCTGTTGTAAAAAATGGAATTAAATCACTTCCTTTTAAATTTTTCAATATAAAAGACCAATCTTGTAATTTTTTTTCTAATGCTGTTTCTGCATCTTTGTCAATTCGTTCTTGTAAGTTCATGATTTTGTAGGATTATTAATGTTTAATTTCTTTCCACATCGAATACACAATCCTTTTGATTTTGGATCTAAATGTCCATAAACCAACCAGCATCGGAATTTGTAAAATCGGGATTTTTGATCAGCAACAAGAGGATCAACTTCTTGCATGTTGTCCATCACATATTTCTTATGTAGGAATAGAAGCTCATTCAATTTATCCTGAGCATCAGTAGTTTCTAAAAATGTTTTCATTTTATTAATTGTTTTACTAAATAATTTGCTTCATTTTGATCCATACTTCCAGGATCACCTTCAATGTCAACACGAAATGCATCAACACCACGAAATTTCAATTCACCTACTAAAAGGTTGGCCTGATGTATTGCTTCAGATTCTCCTCCATCGAAACATACTGCCACACGGCTAAACGTCTTTGCAATGAGTCTGGTTTGCTTTGGAGTATATTTAATACCAGAAGTAGCAGCTGAGCAAGGGCCAAATCTCCAAACATCTGTCGGTCCCTCCACAATAATTCCTGTTCGCTTCCACTTTGATTGTTTTCCATATAGAATATGTTTATGCTCTATTTTTTCACGATTCTTTGGACAAGCCATGTATTTCGATGGATGATGTCCGGTTATATCTCTGCTATCAAAACTAACTTGTTCATAATTCCAAAAGAATGGAATCATAATTCTAAATCGGTAATCAATTTTATCAAGTAAAGCAATTGGACCGGTTCCAAGCAAATTCCATTCTCTTTCCAAATAGTCAGGATCAAAGTTACGACCTTCCAAATATCGTTTGTGATTCTTTTGTAAAGGCATTACACCCGAAGGAAATTGATGATTTACTTTCTGAACTTCTGTTGGAATGTCTTTGTAATCAGGAAGTAGTAAGTTGTATGTTAGCAGTATTTGCTTAGTTTCCTTTGCATTGGTTTTCAATAACTTCATTAATGTTGGAAAGACAGGCTTGAATCCACATCGCCAACAAACATAATGGTTTGATTGAATATTGAAACCAAGATGATACCCAACATTTCCTTCACACCATGGACATTCTGTGTTAACCCAACCAGGTCGGCAATGCTTGTGACCTTCGGTTCGATAATCTACAGAATAATCCTGATAAAGTTGCTCGATATTCATAATGAATCTTCCAACATTTCATCCGACCAACACCAACCCATTCCATAGAATTGATATGAATCTTCTACAAATCCTCTGATGGTTTGTGTTGTTCCAAGGTAAGGTTTCATACATTCTCTAAATGTGCATGATCCATATTCCACATCCACTTTCAAATCTTTCCTCACCTTTACTTTTTCATTTTGTTTATGCTTCATAATAATTTATGATTATGTTATATTTTCAACTTCATCAATCCACATTTTATTGAGAGCATTACCAATTGATTTACCCTTAGTTTTTCGTGTAATAGGTTTAAATACAATCTCTTCATCTTGTATTTTTTGATACCTCATTCCTTCAATAAATGCTTGTTTTATTATAGCACTTATTTGAGATTGATATTTCCAAGGAATGTCTGTTCCTATGATAAAAAATTTGAAAGTTTCACAGGATTCCGCAATTTTTAATTCTTTATTTGTTAATTTTTTCATGATTTTTCTTCAAATTTAATTATTAAATCACAACCCAATTGTTTTGCAATCCTTCTCAACATTTTAACAGTAGGACTTTTTATTTCATGTTCAATCTGACTAAGATATGTCTGTGAAATTCCTGTCATACTTGCCAATTCCTTTTGAGTGAGTCCTTGAAATAATCGGATTTGTTTTATCTCTTTCATAACTTTCGTATGTAATGTTGAGTTTTACCACACCCAGGACTATCTGCACATGGTACAAATAAATCTTTGAATGCACACAAAGTACATCGTTTTCTCTTTGGAGTATCAACGAGCACATAAATATGCTTTTTGTATACAAAACCTTTAGTGCGTATCATTTGTCACACCATATTAATTGTAGTGCTTCAATAATTTTAGCACTCAAATAATTTCCATTTTTTGATGTATATTCAATAGGAGGATCAGAATTAAGAAAGTCCTGTAATTCATGAGCAATTCTTTGTAATATTCCTAAATCTGATAAAGCTGGCGCTGGCGGTTGTTGAGCTATTACAATTGGTTGCGTTGCATTTTTGTCAAACATACCAAGTAAGTTACCATTGAGCTTTTCAATTCTTTTAGCAACATTCTTTAGATATTCTTCTTCTGCATCAGAATTATCATCAATTTCTTTTGAATGTCTTTGAACTGCTTTATGCAGAGCAATCAATTGAGCACGTTCATTCAGCATTTTATTTGCCAAAGTATTTATTTTGATAACATCACTTATTTCCATCTTGTTTCTTTTTTGGTTCTAATCTCATCATGGGTAGTACTTCTACAATACTATTGATTAAATAGTTTGGATTGGTGGATGTTGTCCGGATTTCAGGTTCTAATCCAAGGTGTTGATTTAGGATTGCTGCGATGTTTTGTAATACTTCCAGATTACTTTTCTTGGTTTCCATCTTGTTTCTTTTTACGTGGTTTCTTTACTTTCGGAGCAAGTGTAAGTTCAATTGGTTTTTCCTTTTCCAATTTATCATAGAACATAACTGTTCTCCATGTTACTCTGCGAATAAAACCATCAACCCACTGACGATCATCAGCAGAAATCAATGCTTTCTTTTCTTGGATAAGCAAGAATTGGTTGCACATCCAATCAATGTTCAGATGTCCATTTTCTTTTACACGGCTATATGGACTTGACCGGAATCGTGTGAATTTATCACCAGCTTCACGGCGAATTTGATCACGTCTTGTTTCAATCAATTTCAATTCTTCATCAAAGAAGATTTTGAATTGTTCGGTTGCAAATGCTTCTGTGTATGTCATTATTTTACAATTAAATCATCAGTTGTAAATACACCATCTTTTTTCAATTCAGCAAAAGATCGGTATTGATACCCTTTCTTGTGCATTTCCTTTTTCAATTTAGGCATACGAAGGGAATTAAGTTTAGCAGCAAGTTCGTCAAGGTTTTCCTTCGCACTCTTTGTTTTGTACAAAGGAGTTACAACCAAACACATTTCTTTGATCTCATCAATTCGCACCATCCAAGTGCTACAAGGAGCTACAAAACTTCTTTCTTTGTTGTTGATAAATCCTACGATTCCATCAATTCTACAAATGGGTTTACCACCCCTTTTGTTCTTCATGAATTCTACTGCGACTTCGTCGCCCACCACGATGTTGTTTGCCATTTTGTTTTTGTTTATTGATTAATTATTAAATCCAAAGCTTCTTTTATTTTTGATTTTAAATAAGAAGCACTGGTACTTTCCAAATAAATTGCTGGATACAATCCCAATTCTTTTTGTAGTAATGCTGCAATTTCTCTTAAAAGAATTACATCAGAATCTATTTTTATTTTTTGAGGAATGGGTATGTTTTTATTCCGTCTTTCAGTCTTTTCTTCCATGACAATAAATTATTATTCAAGAGTTATTTTAAGAATGGGAGCACCAACTTTTTTGGTATCTAATCCTAATGCCCGTTCGTAATCATGCCGGTAAGCTGGATGTGCTTCTGCACATAAATCTTCATCTGATAAATCCTGCAAAAAGGATTCAGATAATTTTTTGTTAATAGCGTGAATGTGCTGAATTAAATTCGCACGGATTTCGTCTCTTGATAAATTTTTCAAAAAAGATGTGTCCATAATTGTAAAGTTTTAATAATATTAAATAATTCTAAAAGTTTTTGTTTCCATTACAGGCCACCAATATTTACCATCGTTATATCCTTCATCTTCAGGGAATAACGGCAGATAAAAGTCCCGATCTTTTTCAATTAGTCTTGCTCGCATGGCTCTGTGAAATTCTTCATTTCCCAACCACCAAGGTGATTGATACCTACCATAGAAAATATATGGTTTATACTTTGTATGTATTCCGTGAATATTCGTACATTCCCATAAAAACTCATCAAAATAAGATTTTAAAGCAGCTTCATAACCAACCCACATTTTAACTGCAGGGTGATTCATCCATGGTACTTTGTCTTTTGGACATTCTTCTAAATGAGATAAAATAGATATGATTTGTTTGGCTTCAACTACCTGTTTCCAACATCGCTTCTTATCTAAAATATCTGCTGATTTTATAAAATCAGCATATGGTAGAAATGTTTGCATAATTATGAAATTTTAATTTTATTAAATTCTGGTGCATTCAAATTTTCTTTAAGTTTTGGTAACAAAGATATGAGTTCCTCTACAATGTCTCTATCGAACAAAAGACAAATTTCATATACAACTTCTGTAGGAAACATCCTTTGCATTGTAGCACAAAATGTATATTTTGCAACCCTTTTTTGCAACTTTGTCCATGTTGGATTTGCTTTCATAATTTCATTTAAGATAGCTAAATCACGTGTTAGTTTATCAAATCTGTCTTGTCTTGCTTTTAAAACCTTTCTTGTTGCTTTCATTTCATCATTTTAAGTAATCATATTTTTTACCAAATGTTACATTTCCCTGTTTTTTTAATTCAGAATATACTTCTTTTGTAGCTTTTGTAATTTTGTCTAATTCTAAAAAGCTATTCATCAATTCACCTAATAATGATTTTTCATCTGTTTCTACACCATCCAAGACAGCATCAAGCACTTTACGTTTATCATCAAGTAAGTGTGCAATTCTTTCTTCGATTGTGTCAGCAGCTAATAAATAATGTATTGTTACAGAATCTTTTTGTCCTATGCGATGACATCTGTCCTCTGCTTGAACTAATGCCCCAGGAGTCCATGGTAATTCCATAAAAGCTACATTTGAGGATACTGTTAGTGTTAAACCTATTCCAGCAGCTTGTATATTACCTACAAATAAACGAATGTTTGGATCGTTTTGAAATCGATCTACAGCTTTATTTCTTTCATTCATGGATACCGACCCATCTATTTTTACGGCCAGAGAACCAAATTCACGCATAATAGCATCAATAGATGATTTGTGCACACCAAACAGAACTAATTTTTGATCGGAATCCAGGAAGTTGTCAACCCAATCTATAACCTGATTCATTTTGCCTTGTACAGCTAATTGTTTCAGAGTTTCAATTTTAGTAAGTGCTTCAGCATTTGATGCTTTGTCGGCTGCAGCTTTTCCTTTTGTATCTTTAAGGTAGGATATGAAATCAGATTCTGCATCATCATATACATCTTGGTTATCAAGTCCCATTGGAACAAATGATTTCAACTTGTCGGGTAAGTCTTTTAATACTTCAGATTTCTTTCTGCGAATCATAAAAGCATGAATCAATAATTTATGAAGTTCATCGGTATTTGATGCACCGGTAAAATCCCAACCATATCCATTGTACTTAGCAGCACAAAATCGTTTTGTATATACTTTGAAATTAGGAATAGCAGAGGAATTGATTATAGTCAAAGCATTATATGCTTCAATAGGTCTATTCACTATTGGAGTGCCTGACAATCCTATAACGTGTGTGATTCCTTTAGCAAGTTTTTTAACTGCCTTTGTACGTTTGGTCGTACTGTTCTTTATAGCATGGATTTCATCCATAATTAAAACCTTTGGTGCTAATTTAATCAAAGCATCTACCCAAGAAGCTAACACGTCATAATTAATAATGATAATATCACTTTTAGTACTAAGATGATATGAAGTTTTGCCGGATAAAATTGCTACCTTTCTGTCAGTCATCCATTTGTATGCTTCTTGCATCCAATTTAATTTCAAAGATGCAGGTACAATAATCACAACTGGTTTTAATTCGGGATGGAGTTGCAACCAAGCAAGTGCTTGTACAGTTTTTCCTAATCCCATTTCATCGGCAATTAATGCCCTTCCATTTTTTTCTTCTATGAAACCCACACCAACTTCTTGGAATGGAAATAGTTTATGTTTTAATCCTGGAACTTTGATAGGTTTTACGGTGCTTATTACTATTTCTTTTTCAACACCTGTAAAAGTATCCCTTCTCCGCAAAAGATCATCCACTTGTTCAGACAAAGTAAAACCCCAAGCTTTTAATTTTGCAGCGTTATAAATATCAAATTTACACGTCCAACATTTCATAGCTGCAATATATCTTCTATCAGTCAAAGTTTTAATTCTATCAATATCCTCGAAGTTAAAAGGAAATGATATTTTCAATACTTGTAAAGCATAAGATTGTGAACCTTCAATTACTTCGACACGACGTAAAAGTTTTTGACTTTCCGACAAAAGTATTGGTGCAGGTGGTGTCATATGCGTTTTGGTTGTTATAATTTTGGGCATGGGAAAGTAATTTAAAAATAGGTTCTAAAGATACGAAAAAGAAACGACAAATAAAAATTTTGAACGATTTATTTTTAATATCCTTTTGTTTCAGGATAATGCTTATCTTCAGCGGTGGATTCATTTTCCCATTCACGAAATGCTTTGTTTCTCCACACGATTTCCTTATGGTCATTGTGTGAAAAAACAATAACTAAACATATTGCTACAAAAGCAATAAAAAAGATACCAATTAAAACATAATCAAAAGTTGTCATAATATTTATTTTTTAAATGTATTAGCAATTTCTAAAATTTCATCAATTAAATCGAAATACAAAACATAATCACCATCATTAGCAGGTATTCTTGCATGTACTGATGTCCAAAATTCAACAAGTTTGTGATCTTCATTCTCCCAATCGAGAGAATGAAAATTAGTACATCTTGCAACACAAGGATACACAAAATCATCATTATTATTGAAAGCAAAATTTGGACAGTTTTTACAATTATGCTGAAGAAACAATGAACAAAGAGTACAATATGTACTATTACCATAAGTATGGTTCATTGATTTATCTTTATATCTTTCAATAAGTACTTGAATTGCTTCACGAACTTCGTTATTTGTTGTCATGATTCACTAATTGCTTTAATTGTTGGATGAATTTTTCTGTTTGCCAGTTCTAATGAAATTCGAGCTTTGTTTATGCTTAGAATTTTCATTGTATTTCTTTGATTGTACGCAGTAAGAAGAATCATATCTGAATATGCTTCTAATTCTTTAGCAGACAATTCATGATCTGCACCGGTTCTTATCAAATGCTTTAGTGGATGCTGTGTCATAGCTTTACTAAATGATGCCAATTTAACATTGATCCGATGATTATGCAAATCCACAAAAACATACCAATCCAAATTAGGATATTTTTTACAGTTGTTTTCATATCTTCATAAAATTATAAAGTGGATAAAATATTTCTACATCTGTGCCTTTACGCACGACAAATCCAGGAGTGAATTCATCTTCCATGTCCAAAAAGTCAGGATCACGTCTGCTTTCAATTTCGTATTCTTTCAACTCATCGTCAACATCATCACCAGACCAATCCGACCAAACTATGCAAGAACAACCATCATTAGACATGATGATTAGCAAACTACCGAAATTGCATTCAGTCATTGAACTCTGAGCTTTGAATTCGGCAGGATAATTGTTGCCTGCAAATTCTGTGGCATATTGCTGTGCTAATTTTGCCAACTTTTCGTCTCGTGTCATATTATTCTTTGTTTAGATAAAAAGATTGTACAATTCTGTCAATCATTCGGGTATATCCATAAATACCTTCTCATTGTAGGTAAGAATCAAGCACTTGTCTTGCAGACATATAATTGATTTCTTGCTCTGTGTGATTTTCGAGCAAGTCTTTTAATACTCCAAGCTCACGTGCTTTTTGTACGTTATTTTTCATAGCTTGAGAAAATTAAAGTTTTGTAACAAATACTTTACATAATCAGTAACCCAGAGTTCACCTTTGAAAGTGAATTCAGTCTTTTTTTCTTTTACAGCTTTTTCCCATGCCTTTTTTAATTTTGGCAATTCACTTATTTTTATTTTCATATTTCTACCTCCCATTCTTTTGCATTATGTTCATTAATATAAAAATGATATTTCAATCCATAGGTTACCGGAATTTGAAATGCTTCCGGTCTGGTTTTCCAAGTTTTAGTTTTGCCCCTCCTGCGACATTGAAGAGCACCACCTTTTGCATATGTTCGTGACACATGAAAAAATACACAAGCCTTTTCTTGGTTTTCTTTGGTTAATGCAGTTTTCATTTCGTAAGTTTTAAATGATTGATACACCATGTTTTTGACGCATGGTGTTTCGGCTAATCAAGCTTCATCGGTCAACCTTATTTCATTTTTTCTGCAAGTTCTGCAAGCATTGCCAGCATTCCAAATGGGGGAGTGATTTTCATTCGATTCTTTACTATTGCAAGTACCTGCATTTGCAACATAGGAGGTAACTCAGTAAACAATTGACAAACAAAAGTAGCTTTGTCATTTTGCGAACCAGATCCCATTTGTCTATGTTCCGTAAGCAACAGAATTGCTTCTTTTTCTTCAGCATTTTCTGTTGCTTGATCTTTAGCATTCCATGCATCAATAGCTTCATGCATTGCTTCAACCAACTTTTCACGACTGGGATTTTCATTCCCTACTTCTGCAGAGTTTTCATTTTCTTCAACAACTTTCTCATTTTTCATGATGTAAGTTTTTTAATTGTTTATATTAAACATCTTTCACCACCAAACCCCATGCCGAATTAACAGCATGGGGCGAATCCCGTCAAGAAAAACTTACGGAAAAACTTGGCAGGATTTATTGAAATATTTTAATGCTTCTGTATAAAGTTCTTGCTTTTGTGAGTTCATAAGCACCAAAGGTTTCCCACAAATCATATTGTCCATGATGAGCAATACCATCTTCATCTTGTGGAAATACTGGACCTGTCATCACATGGAATACATTTCCATCCATATACATCTTTTTCCATCTTCCTTTGGATTCAACTTTTTCTACATAACCACAAGCAAAAGCATATGCAGATAATTTACCACTTTTGAGAGTGAATTCAGTTCTAATATTTTTCATGATTTGTAAGTTTATCTGGTCAATATTATTCTTTTGACTGCAACACAAGTCTTTTTGCAAACCCTGAACTTTGGGCAATACACTGCACATTTCAAGTAGATTATTTTCATGATTTTGTAAGTTTTATGAAGGTTTATTTTTGTTCAATTATATATGGATTGAAGCAACCAGAAACATATTGAACTTTATAAGTTTTTCCATTAAATTCTGTTGAACAAAAATCAATATCTTTTTTGGAGTGATCAATTGTTTGTATATATCCAAAATCTGAAATATATACATTTGCAATATCAACATTATTTTCTTTACATAATTTTTTTAAAATAGCATTCAATAATCTTTTGTCAATGTTTTTCATTTTTGTAAGTTTTTTAAGTGTGAATACTCCATCCATTTGTAGGTTCAATGCAAACAGAATATGTTGGAGCACTTCCATTTCCAAATCCATCGTGTTTGCCGTGGAAAATAATTCCTCCACAAAGCACTGATTCATTTTGTGCATTGTAACGGACAAAGAAAAATGATAATGGAGCAAAATCTGTGGAAATATTGGTATATCCATCTTTATAAGCATAATCTTTGCCGTGAACACGATTTAACCTTTTCAGGCATTGGATCAGTGATAAATCACCAATTTTATGGGCATACTGAATTGCTTCAGTTAATTTACCTTGGGTTTGATCAATCAAATGTGATTTTTTCATTTTGTAAGTTTTTTAATCGTTTTCAGCATTTACCACGTCAAAATATTTATGATTGAACCCAATAGTTGTGTTTCCTTGATCCCACATTTGTTGCTCAATTTCTTTTTGCACATCATTTAATTGCCCTAAAGTTTCATTGAATCTTTCAGCAACATCAACTTCATTCAATTCCATTTTCAAATTGATGATTTTTTCCATTTTGTTTTTTCCTGGCCAAATTCCGTGGCAAATCATAACATTGATTTGATCAAATGTTAATTCTAATTTGTAAGTTTGCATTTTGTAAGTTTTTTAAGTGTAACATTTTATACCAACAAAACCTCATCCTTTGCAGGTATGAGGCAACAATATTTTGGGGAATTTTTTGATTTTTTGATTTTTTTCGGAAATTATTTAATCACAATTTTTGGGGAAAATCTGTAAATGCAATTTTATGTGGAGCATTCAGGGCATTCTGCCCGGTTTAAACCGTTCAACCGTTCAAAATTATGATTCAATAAAAAGTCAATCCGATACAGTTCAGTTGAATCTAAAAATCCGTTTGCATCGCTAAACAAGGCTATTGTGCGTATCATGATAGTATAAGTTATATACAAGTATTACTAATAAAAATAAGCGTTCAAAACGCCTTAAAATACGAAAGTAGTAAAAAGAGTTGAAACGAAAAAATACCAAAGATAAAAATAGCTTTGATAGGGTATAAACGTAAATAGGGTGCACCCCTAAAAGAGTGCACCCGTATTCCAAACCGGAAACCTTTACTGGTTTACTTTACCCAAACGTAATTTTTTCCAACAGGTTTAACCGTCCAACCGAATTTGCCATTGACTTGGTAGTTTACCGGCTGCAAGGTAGTATATAATGCAACGGCAATGTCCATCGGGCTTTGATCCGTGTGCGCAGCGCAAAGAGCTGCATAGATACCGTCACGAGTAATACCAACTTCACCGGCGGCAAAAATCAACTCCCTAATTTCGTTTTTCAGCGAAGGTTTGGAATTGGTAACTTTGGCCAAAATTTTGTCGATTTCACCCAAAAGTTGGGTTTTTTGTTCAGCCTTCAAATAGCTTGCATCTGCAATCAATTTGATAATAACGTCGGATACCTTAACTTTGGCAGGTTTCTTTTCACCCTCAGCGGTTTCGGCTGGTTTTTTAGTCCTGGCTACAACGGGTTCAGCAGCAACTTTTGATTCCAATTCAGCCGTAACTTGTGCGGCAGTTCCTAAATTTTTCATAATAAATAAATGTTAAAAAGTGTAAATAAATGTATGTTTTATCGAATTTTGAAGGCAACTCGAAATAGCCTATTTTTTTGCCCTTGCGGGTGATTTTTTAGAGTTAAGACTGGCCAGTAAAAAAGCACCGATGAAAAGTACTAAGGTAGTGCCGAAAATGGCCAGCGGTGAAATTCCTGATTCAACGAAAAGTAAAGTTGTCATTTGATAGAGATGTTAAAGTAAGTATTAAACATTTCGATTAATTCTGCACGGGTATAAAAGCTATAAGCTATTAAGGGCATACGCATTGGACGTGCTTCGTGTAACTCCCATGCAAGGTCAATTTTCTGTAACCTTTTGCCAGACTCGATCATTTTTAAAGTAACTTCAGTCATTTTGCTATTTTTAATTAGTCTAAATAAGCAGGGTTCATTGTATCTCCCCGACAACACAAAGATATGTCAAATATTGGAAATAGGTATTCTAAATTAGTATGCTATACAACAACGTGCAAAGGTACTTAAAATAAAAGATAAATAATAGAGTAAGTAAAAGTATAGGTATGCTAACAAAGTAGCTTAAAACGTCTTAAAATCGAAATAAAGATATAAAAAGCATACGTGCAAAATGCTTATGCTTAATTAGTCTAAATAGCACGGGCAAAACGTTAAAAACGTCGTAAAAATAGGATATATAGATAGCAACGTGCAAATAGTAGTTGATAGATAACGCAAACCCGGTACATCAATATAGATAAGATTGCTAAAAATATATAGTATAAAAAGGTAGTAAGGGCAAGTTGATAATAGTATATAAGGCAAAGTAAGTACAACCAAATTTAGTATATAGTTAGTATAGTATATCGGATATATAGAGTATATAGAGTATATATAAAAGCATCGAATTAATATAGATAATATAGGGCAAAATAGGATCAAAACCGCGCGACCTGCTGGCTTGCGTTGGCTGGCTATGAATTGACACAATAGCAACGTGCATACACATATAGCAAAGTAGATATGTAAAGCAAGGCCCATTTCAGCCTTACGATAGCTATATATAGTAAGTATATATCATTACTATGCTATTGATATATTAAATAACAAGACTTAAGGTAGGCTATTGATTGATATGCGTTTGAATGGTTTGCAACCAAAGAGGGGGTGAAGGAGTGCTCCACAAATGTGCAAATTTTTAGACGTTTTTGGAAACATACTTAGCAAAGAATAAAGACAATAACGATATACTATTACTATATATACGGACGAAAACTAAAAAAGGGTAAGCATAGAGCATACACGTACATAGAGAAAGCAATAAGAATATACACAATACCATTATGCCAAATAGATACGTATGCTTTTAGATATTTAATTTAGTATATATACTTACTACTTATATTTAATCTGCCTTTACTATGCTTTTTTATTTACATACACTTCATTATGCTTTTTACTTTTATAGGTTTTCTCTATTTATTGTTTTTTGCACAATTGCATACAAATTTGCAAAATTTTTTTAGGATTTTTGAAATGAACCTTTGCTTTATTACTTACATTATGCTTTTTATTATTAATGTGCTTTTATAGCATAGATACTTTTTTTAAAGAATGTAAAATAATATTCAAATGGTTGAAAAATAAAGATAGCACAGACACAAAGGTGTCCATACGCAATGAATATATGTTATGAAATACACTTTATATATGGGAATTTTTTAAATTTAGGCTCTTAGCTTAAAAAATCCACAATTTATATCTGTTATGAAACGTGCACGAGATAAACACACACATCCAAGTGAGCAAGAACCAATTACTGCTCATCAATATCCTTACAAGTTCCGTGAGGAAATGATTGAAGAAACTCGCAGTCTTGCTCGTTTCGGTTGTGAAGATGAGGAAATTGCTGAACATCTGAAGATCAGTTTGCAGACATTCAATGCTTACAAACGTGATATACCAGAATTCTGGAATGCATTGCAAGATGGCAGGTTGTATGATAGTATGAAGGTAGTGGATAGTTTGCACAAACAAGCCTTGGGATACAATGTAATAGAATATGAAGAAGCAGAACATGCAATGCGTAGTGGTGAGATTGTACTATTAAAGAAAAAAATCACCAAGTTCATACAGCCTAATGTTACTGCTGCCATTTATCTTTTGAAAACTCGTCACGGAGACAAGTGGATGGATATTATCAAAACTGAGAAAACACAGAATCTCAATATTATGGTAAAGAATGTGGACTTTTCAGATATGACAACCGAAGAATTGATGTTATTGAAGAAAGTAGGGATCAATCATATACCACAAGAATTTAAAGTTAAACAGGCTTTGCCTGAAGGAACACCACTTAGAAGTAAGAACGTAGGCAAAACCATACAAATCCAAGATGTACAGGGAAATTGATACAGCAGTAATGGATGAACCCGAAGTAGAATTTGTGCGTACCAAGAATTCAAAAGTGGAACGCATGAAAGAATCTTTGAATAATCCGCTGCTTATCGTAAAGGAATTGAACAATCGCAGCCTTTATCATTTTATACAATGGTTTTGGCCGGTAATCTCAAACCAAGAATTTAGTGGTAACTGGCATATTGAATATCTTTGTAAAGAACTTGAAGAAATAGCATATCGTGTTGGCAACCGTGAGAAAAAGTTACATGATCTTATTATAAATATCCCTCCTGGGATGACAAAGACAATTACCTGCAGCATTATGTTCCCAGCATGGTGTTGGACCAAGTGGTATTGGATGCGATTTATTACTGCTTCTTATTCTGCGGTATTGAGTTTGGAAAGTGCTGAGTATTGCCGTGACTTGGTACGATCACCGCAGTTTAAAGCAATTTATCCTGAAATTGATATCAGGGAAGACAAAGATACGAAATCAAATTTTAAGATTATCAAGAAGGATTGGTGGCATGGGAAACTGAATAAACCACCAAGCATATTACAAGGAGGAAACAGATATTCAACTTCTGTTGGTGGATCATTAACCGGATTCCATGCCGATATGATAATATGGGATGATCCACTGAATCCTGAGCAATCAATTTCCGACAAAGAACGTGATATTGCAAATCGTTGGATTGACCAAACTTTACCTACTCGTAAAACTGACAAAAGTATTAGTGCCGTTATTGGTATTATGCAAAGATTACACCAAGATGATCCGACTGGACATATTCTTTCAAAAAAGAAAACAAATGTCAGGCATATTTGTCTTCCTGGGGAAATCTTAAATTACAAGGAACAACTAAACCCACCAGAATTAGCAATACATTACAAGAACAATCTTTTAGACCCTTCCCGATTGAATTGGAATGTGTTGATGGATTTGGAAGCAGACCTTGGTCAATATGGGTATGCTGGTCAGATTGGACAAAATCCAACTCCACCTGGAGGTGGTATGTTTCATGTTGATATGTTTACTGTAATAGAAACACCACCACCACCAAATCATATTGTAAGTGTTATTAGATATTGGGATAAAGCAGGTAGTGAAGGTAAAGGTGCTTATACCGCTGGAACAAAGATAGCTCGTTTGAGAGACGACACCTTTGTAGTTCTTGATGTAAAACGTGGACAATTTGGAACAGATAAAAGGGAGAAAGTTATAAAGGCATATGCTGAAGCCGATGGTACAAATGTTCCTGTTTACATAGAACAGGAACCAGGATCAGGGGGGAAAGAAAGTGCAGAAGCTACAATTCGCAATTTAATTGGTTATGCTTGCTATGCAGATCGTCCTACTGGTGATAAGGTATTCAGAGCTGATCCATATTCAGTTCAAGTTAATAATGGAGCATTTAAAATATTAAAAGCGGATTGGAATCATGCATTTGTAGAAGAACACAGATTCTTCCCTTATGGTACTTACAAAGATCAAGTGGATTCGGCAGCAGCAGCATTTAATCTTTTAGCTGGCAAAAAGAAAGTACAACGAGTAACGTAAAAATCGAAAGATGGAACGGACAAAAGGAATGGAATTACAACGGACAAAAGGTGTTGGCACAAATGAGACACAGGTACTTTTACAAAGAGTACATGAATTGTCTGTTATGTCTGCTATGGTGGACAGGGCACGTCTTTCAACAAGGTTAGGACAACAATTTGGTGGGGATCGTGATTTATATAAAGCATTGGGATATCAGACGGATATTCAAATTACTGATTATTTCACAAGATACTACAGGCAAGATATAGCTAAGGCCGTTATTGACAGACCAGTTAAAGCATCTTGGCAAGGTACTGTTTTAATTCAAGAAAATGCTGAAGTAGCATCTACACCATTGGAATCTGGTTGGAAAGATTTATGTAAACAACTCGATTTAAAAACAAAATTTTCAAGAGTTGATAGATTATGTGGTATTGGTGAATTTGCCGTTTTATTACTCGGTTTAAATGATGTAAAAACGCCAAGTGATTATAAAAAACCAGTAAATGCAGGATCAAAAAATAACAAATTGATTTTTGTAAAACCTTACGGACAAACGGCCGTAAATATAAAAACACTTGAATCCGATCCCACTAATGAAAGATATGGTTTACCGTTAATATATTCAATAAAACTCACAGATAAATTACAAAACGTAGATATAACAACAGTTACAACAACAGAAGTTGATGTACATTACACACGAGTTGTTCATATTGTAGATGATGTTTTAGAAAGTGAGATAATTGGTAATCCTCGTCTCGAATCTATATGGAATCGAATGATGGATTTAGAAAAGATTGTTGGTGGGGATGCTGAAATGTATTGGCGTGGTGCTCGCCCTGGTTTTCAAGGTAAGGTTGATAAAGATTTTCAAATGACACCAGAAACAAGGGCAGATTTGAAAGATCAAATAGATGAATATGAAAATTATTTAAGAAGGATTTTGGTTAATGAAGGAGTTTCTTATGAAGCACTGCAACAAAAGATTGCCAATCCCGCAAATCATGTTGATATACAAATACAAATGATTGCTACAGTTACTGGGATTCCTAAAAGAATTTTAACCGGAACTGAAAGAGGTGAGTTAAGTTCAAATCAAGATGCTGCAGAATGGAGATCATATGTTCAGAGTAGAAGGGAAGATCATGCAGAACCAAATATTGTTCGACCATTTATTGATCGTTGTATTAAACTACAAATACTTCCGAAACCAACAACTGATGATTATGTTGTGATCTGGTCTGATTTATATGCTTTATCAGAATCTGATAAAGTTAAAATTGGATTAGATCGGTCAACGGCACTTAAGAATTATTTAAGTGCTCCGATGGGTGAGGGTATTGTTCCTCCAGAAGCATTCTTGATATATTTCCTTGGTTTAAAAGATCAGGATATTGAAGCAATTAAGCAAATGGGTGGAGCTGATATTTTAGCGGAAATGCAAAAGATGGTTGATGAAGCACAACAACCAGCAGTCCCTGCAATACCTCCAACACAACAACCAGTTGGAAAACAAGCAATACCAAAACCGACATTACCAAAAGATACTAAACCAGCACAAGTTAAAAAGTAATTATGTGTGAAATATATGACAATATTGCATTGAGTACTAACTCAAAATATGATCCTACAAGGACAACATCTTTGCGGAATCTATTTGTTGCGGAAATTGACAGACGATTTCTTAAGATTGAGCATGCAATTGCTGTGAAATTATTGTCACAAAATTTTTTGGAACCAACAATTCAGTTAAACACTAAAGTACCATATACATATCAAGGACCATATACATTTCCAAGGAGTGCTGAAAAAGTACAGGAATTTATGGCATGGTTACAAGAACAAGTTGATAAAGGATTGTTATCCATTTCAGAATTTCAATCAGTAGGTGATGCAATTGACAAAGCATGGCAAAATTTATATATAACAGATTCATATAAGAGGGGCGTTATTAGGGCACGTTATGAACTCCAAAAAGCAGGATTTGATAACATCCCGACCATCGAACAAACTGGGGGTATCGAAATGTCCATGATGACCCCTCTTCATATGGATCGTTTAGGTCTGATTTATACAAGGGTATATTCAGATTTAAAAGGAATTACCGATGCAATGAGTTCTCAAATTAGTAGAATTCTTGCACAAGGAATGGCAGATGGTGATGGACCTCGTTTGTTGGCAAGAAAGATTCTTAGTACAATAAATGGCAAAGGAATGGGTGATTTAAGTCTTACCGATACTTTGGGAAGATTTATACCAGCAAAGAGAAGGGCTGAAATTCTTGCAAGAACCGAAGTAATAAGAGCACATCATCAAGCAACCATACAAGAATATCGTAATTGGGGTGTTTGGGGTGTTAATGTTATGGCAGAAATGGTAACAGCTGGTGATGATCGGGTATGTTCTGAATGTGAAGCTTTAACATTAGCAAATCCATATACTTTGGATGCAGCTATGAATTTAATTCCAGTGCATCCACAATGTAGGTGTATTTGTTTGCCATTTGAAGTTGGTGTTGATACATTAATTAAAAAATAAAACAAAATGGAAGGTCTATATTTAAAGATTCAAGACAATCAACAAATTGTAAGTTACACGGTTCAAGAAGCAATTCATCAGGAAAAAAAGAATTTGATTGTTCCTGTTACTATGATTGTAGAAGGAGTGTTGTATGGTAGTCAGGGACCTTTATTACATTTGGCAGAAGAATTTGGAAAAATTCCGGAAAGTTGGAATGGGATTCCGGTTGTTATTGATCATCCAGTTGTAAACGGTGTAAGCGTATCAGCAAATAGCCCAGAAATAATTGATACCCGAACAGTAGGCCGTATTTATAATGCTAAAATGATAGGCAATAAATTAGTTGCTGAAGCATGGTTGATTGAAGAAAAATTGCTTGCTATTTCAAACAAAACTTTAGCATTAGTAAATGCTTCACAACCAATTGAGGTTAGCGTTGGTGTATTTACTGAGAATGAGGAAATATCAGGAGAATGGAATGAATTACAATATATCGGAGTAGCCAGAAATCATAGACCAGATCATTTAGCTCTTTTGCCCGACGGAGTTGGTGCCTGTTCTTTGGAAAATGGTTGCGGTGTTCGTGTAAATGCAAATAACAAAAAAAAGAAAGGAGTTGAGAATGAAATGCCAATAGAAAATACTCTTGAAGTACGACAAGCCATTAGAGCATTTGGGTATGTCTTAAATGCAATTGGAACAAATATGGCAGAAGGCTTAAAAGAAAAACTGGATGATTTGTATAATCTTGTACGGACACTTAATGTAACCGACGCAAATGGTTATACAACCGTTTGGAATTATCTTGAAGAAGCTTTTGATACTTACTTGATATATTCACAAGAAGAAGGGGATACTAAATATTTCAAAGTGAATTATCAGTATAATGTGACAACAGGTGATCCGGAATTTGTTGGTGATCCAGTTGAAGTAAAAAGAAAAATTGAATTTAATGTAGTTAGTAATAAATTAAACACAAATGAGATGAGTGAAACATGCACCCCATGTGTAAAAAAGAAAGTAGATGCATTGATTGCAAATGTAGCATCTGCTTACAACGAAACTGATCGAGATATGTTAGAAACTCTTTCAGAAAACGTGCTTGACAGAATGGCACAAATTGCCGCTGTTATTCCTCCCAAACCAGAAATCCAAGCAATGTCAAAAGAAGACAAAGCAGCTTTGGATTATGGGAAAAGAATGTTAGCGAAACAAAGAGCCGACCAAATTGCCCATATTCAGGGTAATACAAAAGAAGGTGTTTGGTCACCGGAAGTTCTTGCTAATATGGATGACGATATGCTTGAGCGTGTGTATAACACGATTGAAGTAAAAGAAGTTTTTGATTTTTCACTCAATGGTAATGGAAGATCAAAAATAAACGTCAATGCATCCAAGGAAGAAGCTTTGTATCCTACTGGTGTTGAAGTAAAATCATAAATCAATAGAAAGGAGAAAATAAAAAATGAGTAACACAGTTAAATTAAAAAATTATTCCGATGTCTTTGAGGAGTATAAAGCTGATGCAGCAATTATGCCAGGACATCTGATTGAATTGCTTGCTACAAATAAAGTGGCACCCCATGGACCTGCTGACGTGAATGCACTTCCAATGTTTGCAGTTGAAGATGAATTGCAAGGTAGGGGGATTGATGATGTATATGCTAAAGGAGATCAGGTACAATGCTGGATTCCTGGACGTGGAGATATTGTCAATGCTATTTTAAAAGATGGTGAAAATGTTGGAATCGGTGATTTTCTTACAAGTGCCGGAGACGGAACTTTGAAACAAACTGATTTTGCTTCCAGTGCCACTGAACCTGGTTTGGCAGTTATTGGAATTGCTGTGAAGGCAGTTGATATGAGTGGTTCATCCAGTCTTGATCCGGTTGGTGGACGAGTTGCTGTAAGAATTATTTAACTTTAAACTAAGAAAGGAGAAACATAGGATGAATACTCAAGTTGATTTATTTGGAGCAAATGGTCAAGCATTTGGAGATGTCGCTAATGAAATTATATCAAATGGCCAGTTAAATATCGGTGCTTTGAGACCTTTCATTGGTGATGATGGTCGTGCTTATATGACCGTGTATCAAGGTGGTGCACCCACTGCTAAAACCAGTTGGAAAACAATGTCCATTAATACCAACGCAACTTTGCGTAGGGATGAGTGGAAACAATTGGATACTGCATTGCTTGAAGTTGGTCGTCAACGTCTTGGAGGAATTCAAGATTTGATTGACAAAGGACTTACTTTCAATCTTGGCAATGCAATGGGCACTACTGTTCTGGAATGGCATGATGTCAGTGATGCTATGGAAGCAGTTGTCACTATGGATGGGGTAACCCGTTCTTTTGGTGACAAGGTTATTTTCCAACACAACTATTTGCCTATCCCGATAGTCCACAGTGACTATGAAATCAATGCCCGTACATTAGCAGCAAGTCGATCTTTGGGAAATCCATTGGATACAATCTCTGCTGAAAGAGCAGGTCGTGCTGTTCTCCAAAAATTGGAGGATATGTTGTTTACCAACACTACGTATTCCTTTGGTGAAAAAGATTCAAGGAGCAGGAATTCAATTTACAGTTACATCAACCATCCCGACAGAAATCAAGTAACACTTGATGTTGCTTGGAATGAATCAGGAAAAACTCCGGCAGGAATTTTGGCCGATGTTATGGAAATGAAAGCAGCTTCACTTGCTGGATTCCATTATGGTCCATGGATGTTGTATATTCCTACTGCATATGAAGGTATCTTGGATGAAGATTATGCTATTGCAGGAGGTTCTGTGATGACTATCCGTGAACGTGTTTTGAAACTTGCAGGCATTCAGGCAATCAAAGTCATTGACACATTGCCAGCTGACAACGTTGTTCTTGCACAAATGACCAGTGATGTAGTTCGTTTGGTTCGTGGACTTGATGTACAAAATGTTGAGTGGACTGTTGAAGGAAAATTCATCACGAAGTACAAAGTATTGGCTATTCAAGTGCCACAAATTCGTTCTGACCAGAACGGAAATTCCGGTATTGTGCATCTTGCATAAAATAAATAAAAGCTAATCATGCTTGTATTTTTAAATTTTTAATTCAAAAAACAAATATACCATGAAAAATAAAGAAGAAGAAGTTATAAAAAGAACCACTAAACCAAAAGCTGCAGAACATGCAACTGAAGTAACTCCTGTTGAAGAAACCAGATTGCGTTGGAAAAAAATCGGTGGGGGTTCTTTACGTATAACTCTTGGAGGAAAAAAGAAAATCATTAAACCAGGTGAAGTATTTTTAGCACATGAATCAGAATTGCCGGTAGCATTTATGGATAGCCTGCAATGCCTTGCATCGGAAACAGAAAAGAAAATAAACAAGGAAATTGTTGCCAAGCAAAATGCCGTTCCTGCAATTTATGAATTGCTGGAAGCCGAAGGTACTGACGATCTTTGGAATGTAGTGAATCCGGAAGGAAAAGCAATCAATGAAGAACCTCTGGATATTGATGCAGCAAATGAGTTGCTGAATTCATTGAGTTAAAATAATCCACATCATGAAAGTTGGTATTTGTGCAATAATAAAAGATTGTAAACCATCATATCTTAACGAATGGTTGGAATGGCACCGACTGATTGGTGTGGATTGTTTTTTTATTTATGACAATGATTCAAAAATACCGATAAAAAACATTATTCAAGATTTAAAGAATATCAGTATTATTCCTATACATGGAGAAATGCAACAAAGTATTGCTTATACTGATTGCATTAAAAAACAACAACAAGTAAAAGATTGTGATTGGATTGCTTTTATTGATGATGATGAATTTCTTGTATTTGATTGTGGTAATATCAAAACATTTTTACAAAATCAAAAAAATTCAGGAGTTTGTTTGAATTGGATTCTTTTTGGTGCTTCTAAATCAGGTTCGGAAAATCAATCACAAATAGCAAAATACACAAGATGTCTCCCAGTAACAGCAAAAGTAAATCTTCATGTAAAAAGTATTGTAAATGTACAAAAAACGGAATCATTTAATCACCCACATATAGCTAAATACAAAGAAGGATTTGCTGTTGATGTTTTTGGAAATGAAGTAAATACTCCTTTTGTTGAAAATGCAGTTCATTCAATAGCTTGGATCAATCATTATTATTGTAGAAGTTTGGAGGAGTTTCGAGAAAAAAACAAAAGGGGGAGAGCCGATTTATCAAAGGAAATGATGCCAAATTCATATCCTGATACAACTTTTACAATCTATGACTCTCAGGCAACTGAAAATACAACAAAAATACAACAAATACTGGCAAAATTAAAGTGTAGAGTATGATATGGACAGTACCAAAAATATGGAATGGAGGAACAGCAATAATAATAGGCGGCGGACCATCAATTTTAAAGCAATTTAATGTTCCTCAATCTATTATTCAAGGTGTATATACTAAAAAATTATCACCAGAAGCGTATTCCCCATATTTATCAGCGATTCATAAACAACATATTATTTCTGTAAATGTCGCATATAGAATTGGACCATGGATTGATGTAGTATTTTTTGGAGATAAAAGTACATGGGATGAAGAAAAGGTAAATTTAAGAAATTTTAAAGGATTAAAAGTTTCTTGCGCAACTGGATGTGGTTTAGAAAATGAAGCATCGGTAAAATGGTTGAGACGTGATCCGAGAAGAAAAGTGGGAATTTCTGATAATCCAAGTTTAATATCTTGGAATCGAAATTCCGGTAGTGCAGCAATAAATTTAGCTGTGCATTTTGGTGCTAAAAGAATTATTTTGTTAGGTTTTGATATGCAATTAGATGCTAATAACAATCAACATTGGCATAAAATGTATGCAAGTCCTTTAAAAACAGTTCAATTTACAATGGGGAAACATTTGATGGGATTCCCGCAAATGAAAGCAGATTTGGATAAAATGCATATTGAAGTGTTAAATGCAAATCCGGATAGTAAAATAACTTCATTTAGAAAACTGAATTTCAAGGATATTCGATTATGAGCAAGCCAGATGTAAAAAGACCACGTACAATTTACAAAAAAGTACAAGATGGTTTAATGTGGTTTGAAAATCGACATATTACTTTAGGCACTATTTTTATGGCATATCCTGAAAAAATAGAAGCTTGTCATAAAAAGTTTTTACAAGTAGTTGGTATTGAAAATGTGGATACGATTGAAACTACAGGTCGTGGTTTTCATTTAACTTCATATAAAAAACGAGAAAACGAGATTCCAAAAGGCAAAGTAGGAATACAACGGGTAGGTTCAAAACCGAGAGAAAAAATAGTAATTGAATCACCAATAAGAGTTTTTCAAAAAATAGAAACAAAAAACAAAAATGAAAGACCAGAGCCAAAGGCACAATTACTTCCAAATAAACCAGTAAAAACAGCAATTAATAGAAATACAGACCCAAAAGTAAATATTGAAAAAGTAAATATTGAAAGACCTGATCCGAAAAATAAAACAGAAAGAAAGTTTACACCTGGAAGCGTTCCAAATAATAAAACAAGAGAAAATGTAAGAAGAATTCGAGTAAGAAATGAAACTCCTGCAAATGAAAAACAACATGGACCGAATAGGGAGCTACACAGACCAATCAGAATACCAAAAATACGTGAAAAACAACAATTATATGACTTATATCGAACACCATATATTACAAAGGAAGAAGAACAAATTTATGTTGCGCGAGTAAGACAAAGAAGAGAAAAAAGAATAAGAGAAATAACAAATCCAACAGAGCAATTAAATGCTGATCAAGTTTTAGAAGATAGATATTCATTAACTTTAAGGATAGAAGATATGGAAGTTTATGGTGTTTCCAAACATAGAATTCCACCAGAGAAACCACAGATAGGGAAAGAAGTAGGTATTGGTGTCATGGATAAACACGAAATACTTGCACAAATGCATCATTTATATAATCCAGAGATTTATTTTGAAATCGGGGTTGATGCAGGAGTGAGTATTCGATTAGCTACAAGAACAGCAATCGGAGTTGATCCTAAACCGCATATAGGAGGTAATGTGAATGCAGCTGAGATTCATGAAATGACGAGCGATGCCTTTTTTGAACAGAATTTACTTAAAGGAAGAAAACCCGATTTAGTATTTATTGATGGTTTACACACTTTTGATCAAGTAATTCGTGACTTTAGAAATGTTGAGAGGAACGTAAAAGATACAACAATTATTGTTATTGATGATATTCTTCCAACGCATAATTTACAAACATCACGTGAATGGAAAGAAGGAATGTGGACTGGTGATGTATGGAAATTTGTTCCTATTATTAAAAAATATAGACCGGATTTAACAATTACGATGCTGGATTCTTATCCAACAGGATTGATGATTATTACTGGATTTGATCCTAACAATAATGTTCTTTGGGATAAGTATAATTTGATTGTGCGGGAATATATGAATGCTCCTGTGCCTGATTATATCTATAAAAGAGAGAACATGGATTTGCGAAAAGATATTGATTTTGCTATTAGGAATTTGTTAAAAATACAAGGGGTTAAGATTCTTTGTTATGTCAATCATTATTTTAACCCTAAACCAACAGGAGCTGATTTTGTGGGTGGTTGCACAGGAGAAGCAGAATACAGAAAAAATAACGTTAAAAAGTGTTTACAGGTTTTACGATCAATTAAAGGCTGTGATGTTAAAGTTTGTGGTATAAAAGAAAATTCTCTTGTTCCTATTGATATTGATTTCACTGGAATAAATCCACAACACATTCCTTATGCATCATTGAATTTAATGAGAACTAAAGCAGAACAATATGATTATGTTTTAAATATAGAGGATGATATTTTAATTAGTTCAAATGTTTTATCAAATTGTATTGAGTTTGAAAAAACGGCTGAAAGTAATGAAATATTTCTTCCTAATCGTTTGGAACAAAGAGGTGATTCATGGGATTGTGTTGATCTTCGTTCTATGACTGGTTGGACAAAAAACAAAAAAAGATGGCATAATTTATTGCTTAGAGAAGCTGTAAATTGTCATTCAGGAATGTTGTTCATGGGAGCACAGAAATTTATAAAAGGCACAGCTTGCTTAGATACATCATTCAGAAAACAATTTCATGGTGGTTTTATGGCAAGTGCGTATGCCTATTTTCATTCGGCATTTATTTTATACAGAAATCCTTATCCAAATAAATTTCATTCGGTTTGGCATTTGGATAAATGGATTCGTCCTGACGATAGAAAAAACAATAAAGAAGCAAAACTACATCCAAGAATGATTATAAATTACTTTGAAACAAAAATACCTTATGGTTTGAATGGGGATATATCAGGAGCCTATAATATGGCGATGGCGGCTTCAAATGCTGAATGGGTGTTATTACTTGATCAGGATATATTTCTTTGTAATCCATTTTGGTATCAAATTTGTCTTGATGCAATTAACACAACACCATTAAATACCGGATTGATTACTTGTATGTGTAATCCTTTACATGGTGCTGATAAACGAACATCAGAAGAAGCTCAACAAGCTGAGATTGAAATACGTTCTACAAATATTGAAGATCATATAAGAGTAGCAGAAAAACTGTATAATAAATACAAATCAACAGTGCAACCGGTAACAACATATAAGTTGGCTGGATATTTTATGTTAGTTAAAAAGAGTATTTGGGAAGCAGTTAAATTCCGATCAATTGGAACAGGTGTTCTGGGTACTGATTGGAATTATGGCAAAATGCTATTGTCTTATGGTTACAAAATTTATAGAATGCCTGGTTTATATGTATATCATAGAAGAGGTTTACGTTCATTAAATTGGAAATTACAAAACGTATCATGATAAAATTTATGACACAAGCAGATCATGCTGCTTTAGAAAAACAAAATTCGTATTGGAAAGGTCGTTGGCCTTACTTGGAAAGAGTTATAGATATTGTACAACATGATGTGCAAATAACTTCTGCATCTGAAGTTCTTGAATTAGGTGCTTATGAGGGTTCTATAATTCCAGAATGTGATTTAATGGATAAAAATGGTAAAATCCCAAATTTGAAATATAAATGGGATGCATCCGTTGTTCCGTGGCCTGTAGAAGATAAAAAATATACATTATTCATCGCTTTACAAGTATGGGAACATTTAAAGGATGCACAAAAGGAAGCATTCATTGAAGTGTTACGTATTTGTAAATATGCAATATTATCATTTCCATTAAATTGGGATTGTCCTGGAAATTGTCATCATGGGATAACAAAAGAGATAATTGCTGAATGGACATTGTTTATTGAACCAGTTAAAGTGATCAAGGTGGGGGCAAGAATAATTTACTTTTATAAATTTATATAACATGATCGTATTAATTACACCAACTGGAGGTCGTCCAAGACAATTTGAATTATGTTGTAATTGGATGCGTAAGCAAACCTATAAAGGAAAAGTATTTTGGATTGTTATTGATGATTGTGTACCAATAACATCTGAGATCAAAGGTGTTTTTCCTTCAAATTGGACAATTGTAAAAAAATACCCTCGTCCAATTTGGCAAAATGGAATGAATACACAAGGCCGTAATATGAAAGCGGGAATTGATGTAGTTAAATGTTTGCCAAAAAAGGATATAGAAGCAATATTTATCATTGAAGATGATGATTATTACAAACCTATATATCTGGAAGAAATGATGAAAAGGATGAAAAACTTTACCATCATAGGAGAAACAAATACAATATATTATCATGTTGTTTCTAAAAGATATATTGTAAGTCATAATATGCAACATTCAAGTTTATTCCAAACGGCTTTTGCCGTAGATGCAATTCCTACACTTGAAACTTGTTATGCTGAAAAATATATTGATATATTGTTGTTTAAAAAAAGTAATAATATTTGTTTGTTTAGTGCTAATAATTTATCAATCGGGATTAAAGGATTGCCAGGTCGTGCCGGAATTGGTGCTGGACATAATGCCAAATATAATCACAATCCTGATGCTAACTTATCAAAGTTGAAAGAATTAATTGGAGCAGATTATAGATATTACATATGAACACAACAACATCACATAGTCCAATTTTTGTAACCGGAATAGAGCGTTCTGGCAGTTCTATCGTGGCAAAAATTATAGCTGCTTGTGGTGTTTTTATCGGTGATGTTACACCTATGCAAGAAAATACAGCAATAAAAATATTAATAGATAACTATTACAAATATCAATTACATATTCCTATAAATGGACAAAATCCATTACCGAATACAAGACGTTTGTCGGAGTTTTTAAATTTAGAGGTATCTATCTATACCTTACTAAGAGATCAGGGATACAATGAGCTACAATCGTGTTTGCTTAAGGGTTTTCGATTCGCTCAGACTTGGCCTATCTGGGATAAGACTTATCCAAATGCTAAATGGATAATTGTACGACGTAGAACTGGTGATATTATTCAAAGTTGTTTAAAAACTGGTTTTATGAATGCTTATTCGGATCAAATTGGTTGGTTAGGTTGGATTCATGAGCATGAAAAGTTATTTGTTGAAATGATTGAAAAAGGTCTTAATTGCAAAATAGTTTGGCCTGAAAGAATGGTTAATGGAGATTTTCAACAAATGCAAGAAACAATAGAATGGTTAGGGTTGCAATGGGATGATTCTATCAAAGAAAAAATACAACCTTTGCTTAAAAATAGTACAAATAAAATATAATATGCCATGGAACCAAGAGTAACAGCAAATGAAGTTCGTGAAATTATGGATGACACTGATTTGACAAATACCAACATAGATTCATTTATAAGTGGTGCTAATGCACTAATGAATACTCTTTTTGGTAATTCAACATTGCCTCTTCACAAAGAAGTTGAACGATGGTTAACCGCACATCTTATTGCTTGTACGAGAGAGCGACAAGCATTGAAAGAGGAAGCAGGGTCTGCTAAAATAACATATACAGGTGTATATGAAAAAGGCTTATCCATGACGTCATACGGACAAATGGCAATGACATTAGATACATCTGGTAAATTAATGCTTTTGATGTTACGTAGGGCAAGTACATATGCTGTTAAAAGCTAAAACAAATGAGCATACTAAATTTCATAAAAAAGATATGTGTTCAACCTGCAGTATATTGGGGAAATCCAGTAGATGATGGTTTTGGAAACAAAATGTTTGATCAACCTATTGAAATAAAAGTTCGATGGGATGATGTACAACGTATAATCACAGCTTTGAATGGAAAAGAAATTGTATCGAAAGCAACTATTTTATCACCACTGGATTTGGATATTGAAGGGTACATTTATTTAGGAACATTAGACAGTTTAATTGAATATGATGAATCTGGTGATTCTGATGACTCATCAGACTATTCATCGGATTCTGATGAATCTGGGTATATTGGAACAATAAAACATCCAAAAGAAATTGATGGTGCATATGAAATCATTGCACCGAGCAAAACACCATTAATAAAATCAAATACTAAGTTTGTTAAAGAATACATATTAGGATTTAGAAACGTGTAATTATGTTAAACGGAACTGGAAAATATAGGTATAGTCTTGTACGACCTGCTTCTGCGTTTGGAAGCAATGCTAAAGCATTAAGTATTGAGGGGTTTGATAATATTATCAAAAACTTGAATCTTGAAATCTTGGCAATTACGCAAGGCAGCAAGGATGGTTTATTAGATGTTGCAAAACATATTCGCAGGGACATGGAAGTGACACAACCATTTATTCCATTCGAAATAGGTAATTTGGAAGCAAGCTGGCAAACAAGACCTATAACAGAAGGTAAAAAACATGGTTTATTAATGGGATTTTCAGCAAACTATGCACTTTGGGTACATGAAATGGTTGGTTCTGATATACATTGGACAAAAGAAGGTTCTGGACCAAAGTTTCTTGAAAGTGCAATAAATAGAAATCACGATGAGATATTACAAATATTAGCAGATAAATCTAAAATAAAATGAATTCACCATCTTTAGATATTTCTTTAATGTTGGAAGCAGATGAAAGTTTAAAACTTAAATTTGCTGATAATTTATTTTTAAACAGGGAACCTGCTAAACCAAATGACTGCATTACTATATTTGATTATCCTGGGAGACCTCCACAATTGAATTTAACATCACAAGGATATGAGTATCCATCCATACAGATTCGTGTTCGATCACGTGATTATATGATTGGATGGACATTAGCTGAAAGCATAAAGAATGTTCTTCATGGCAGAGGTCAAGAAGTTATTGAAGAAACACTTTATTCAGCAATCAGCTGTGCTTCTGGACCAGCCCTTTTGGACTGGGATGAAAATAGTCGGGCAAGGATTATTATAAATTTTAACATTCAGAGACGAACGATTAACAATTAATTTAATTATGAGTTCACAAGCGATTAGTGGTGTTGGAACAGAATTTCATCGGTGGAACGGATCACATTGGGATGCCATTGCTGAAATCACTGCCATCAAAGGGCCTGGTCCGAAAAGGGAACAAATTGAAGTTACCTCATTGGACTCAATCGGTGGATATAAGGAGTTTATTGCTGGCTTCCGAGAAGCTGGTAGCATAACTCTTTCAATGAATTTCCGCCGTGATAATTATGATTTGATGTTATTGGATTTCGAGAGTAATGATTTGCAAAATTATGAAATCATTCTTGGTGATGATCTTATGACGTCATTTGAATTTACAGGGTTGGTCACAGAATTGCCATTGAATATTACTGCAAAAGATGCAGTGACGATGGATGTAACAATTCTCATCAGCGGACAAATTATAGTCGATTCTGGAGCAGATTCAGGATTGTCTTCATTCATGTCCGGTGCTTCCTAAAACAAATTATTCCTAATCATGGATTTTTTAATTATTTAAACAAAAACAACAGTTAATCATGACAACAAAATTATTGGATCGTAAAAGTCTTCTCAAAAAAGAAGATTTACAAATTGTAAAAGTTGAATTGGGAAAAGATGAACACGTATTTGTTCGTCAAATGACGGGTCGTGAAAGAGATACATTTGAACAATCTCTTGTAAAAGAAGTAAGAGACAAAGATAATCAAGTAGTAAGCTATGATCGGTCAATAAAAGATTTTCGTGCAAAGTTGGCTGTATGTACTCTTTGTAATGAGAAAGGACAAGATTTATTGGAACCAGGTGATTTTGAATTGCTTTCAGTAAGTATGTCTGCAGCACGTTTGGAAAAGATTTGTGTTGAAGCACAAAAAATAAACAAAATAACTGAGGAAGATAAAGAGGCACTAACAAAAAACTTAGGGGGCGACAAAGTCGCCAGTTCGCCTTCCGTCTCTGCTTAGCACTGGGGTATGCCCATCCCGATCACTTATTGGAGCAGTTAACATCTGCCCAATTAAGTGAATGGGAAGCATACGATAGACTTGATCCAATTGGATCATGGAGAATTGATCATGGTTTTGCACAAGTGGTTTCAGAAATAACAAATATTGTAAATCAATTATATCCAAAAGAAGGAACAAAACCTGTAGTTACAAGTCCAATTGATTATATGCCAATTTGGGATAAAGTTGAACGTCAAAAACAAATAAAGCAAAGAGAATTAAAAGATACACAAAAACAAACTGCAAGTGAAATTAAAAATTATTTAATGTCCTTTGCAAATGCACATAATCAAAGATTATTGAAACAAAATATACCACCAAGAGAAAAACGAATATCATGACAGCAGAAGGTTTTTTAGGAGAATTATGGGTATCAATTGGAGTTGATTCATCTGGATTAGCTAATGCACAAACTGCAGTACAGAATTTTCAGAGAAATGTACAATCCTCTGTATCTACTACAAATGGTTCTTTGAATTCTCTTTCAAATAATTTGTATCGGTTTGGTACTTTTGCTACAATGGCGTTTACATTACCGTTAGCAGCATTGACTACATTATCTACAAAAGCTGCAGTCGATCTTGAACAAATCAAACAAAAAACTGTTGCCCTCGCCAATGTATCCCAAACTCAAATGGATGCTTGGCGGGGTGCAATTGTTAGTATTGGTATAGCTACTAACCAAACATCTTTAAGTATAGCACAGGCTTTGTACTTTGTATCTTCTGCTGGTGTAGATAATGCAAGTGCAATGAGAATCGTTGAAGCAGCGGCAAAGGGTGCTGCAGCTGGATTAGGAGAAACTGAAACTATTGCAAAACTTTTAACATACACATATAATGCCTATGGGGCAGAATCTTTTAATGTTACAAAAATAATGGATTCCTTGACTGTTGCCGTAAGAGAAGGTGCAGCAGAGGCAACAGATTTTGCCGGAGTTATGGGTGATTTAGTTCCAATTGGAGCTTTGTTAGGTGTTTCTTTTCAACAATTAGCAGGATCATTAGCAGCTATGACACAAGTTGGTATGAATGCACATAAATCTGCTACGGCGTTACGGCAGATTATGATACAATTAATTCATCCACATCATGATGCTGCAGTAGCTATGGATACTGCTGCAAAAAAGATGGGTGATTCATCCATAGCGGCAAGAAATTTGACGAATACAATTAGAAATGAAGGTTTATTGGAAACCCTTGTAAAATTAAAAGATGCAGGGGATAAAATGGGACCTATGTTTTTACCAACAGTATTTAGCAATGTTCGTGCCTTTACTGGTGTTATGGCTGAAATAGGACCAAATCTTGAAAAGGTTCGAGCAATTATGAAAAAGACGACAGAAGAAACTGGTGCTTTTGAAAATGCTTTGTCAATAATGACACAAACATCATCTTTTAAATTAGGTCAATTTAAGAAAGTTGTAGAATTAGCATTTATTGATTTTGGAAACGCTATTTTACCAACGGTAATTGATTGGCTTCAAACATTTGCAAAAACAATAGATAATTTAACCAACTGGTTTAAGAGTTTAAGTCCGGCAATGAAATCCTTCGTATTGGATTTAGGAATAGGTCTTGCTGTTATAGGTCCAATAACAATTGCAGGTTCTGGTCTTGTCAGGGTATTTGCTTTATTAGGTATGGCTATTCCAGTTTTGACAACTGCTTGGAAAATACTTAATGCTGCATTGATTTTTACAGGAGAAATAATGTTGGCAAATCCATTCTTGGCTGTTGTAGCTGCTACAGCAGCATTAATTCCCATTATGCATTATTTATTATATCCTATACAAGAATTGAATGCACATGAAAAAGTATTAATAGACTTAAATGGGCAAGTTTCAAATAGTATTACAAATGAAAAAGTAGCAATTGAGCAATTAATGCGAGTTGCTACAAGTGAGAATGCTTCAAAGGAACAAAAAGAGAAAGCAATAAAAACCATAAATGCGATATCTCCAGCATATTTAGGAAATATATCAGAAGAAACAATAAAAACTGGGGAAGCAACAAAAGCAATTGATAAATATATTGAAGCTTTATCAGCACGAGCAAAAGTGCAAGCATTAAATACGATGCTTGTAGATTTAGAAAAACAAAGGGCGAGTGATTTGATGACTGGAATGGACAGAGAATTATCTTTGTCGGAAAAAGCATGGGCGTATTTTAGGTATCAGAAAATTTCTGAAGGGGATTATATGATGAAAGCTACAGAAAATACGATAAAATATAATTCAAGTAAACAAGCGATATTAAAAATATTGGATGCTACTTTGAAAAAGCTGAAAGAAATGGATGATTTTGAAAAAGGAAAAGCAGGACCATTGCCAGGATTAGGTGGTGGCGGTGTAGCAGGAACTGGTGAATTACCGGAAGACAATGGTGAATTACCGGAAGACAATAAAGATTTAGACAAGGCTTTGAAAAAATACAATGAAAGTTTGACAAGTATATTGGTAAAAATGAGTTTGTTTAAAAATGAGGCTCGTCAATTTGGTTTTGAATTAAAGTTATCTTTTGATTTTGTAACTGAAACATTAAATGCAAAAAGAACATATTTTGATGTATTAACTGAAAAAGGTGAAGGAGCAACTACAGTAGTAAAAAATCTTGCAAAAGAAATTCAAGCTTTACAAAAAAGAACTGAGTATCAAGATCAAAAAACAACTCTTATGAGTCCTGTTGGTAATGCCAGTTTATATGAAAACGACAAAACAAACGGAACAACATCTATTTCTTTAGGATGGGAAATAGCTGGAAAAGAATTAGATCAGTATAGTAACTATTTAGGTACTGTTGAAATAGGCACTTTAAATTTAGTTGATACAAATAAATTGTTGTTAAGTTCTGCACAATGGCAAAATATGAGTATTGATGCAGCTGATTATGCTGAATATCTTAAAGAAATCAATACTATTACAAAGGATTATTATAACTCTTTAGATAGAAACCAAACAAAAGCGGTTGGTAAAGGAGGTTCTGAATATATAAATCCATATAAGATGCAAATGGATGATTTGAAAGCTTATCTTGTTATGCAAAAAAAATTACAAGATGCAGCTGTGCAACATGAAGATTGGTGGGGATTTCTGGATGCCGGAAAAAACATTGATGCAATTACCAAACGAATGGAAAACCTTAATGCTTTTCAGAAATTCAATGATATGTTTCAAAAGATAGGTTCCCAAATGAATTCTATCATTACTTCTTATACTGATATAGTAAAACAAAAACAACAAGCTGCCTATGACATGATTGATGCAATCGCAAAAAGAGAAGGAAAATCAGCAGAGTGGGTAACTAAAAAGAAAGCTGATCTTGATTCTGATTACAACAAAAAGTATCAACAAATGGCGAAAACACAAGCTATCATTAATGGAGCTTTAGCAATTTCAGCTATTTGGGCACATTTTACAGATCCTGTTTCGGCTGCCATAGAAACGGCTTTTGTTACAGCAGCTACAATAGCATCAGTAGCTACTATTTCTGGACAAAAAATGGCAATGGGAGGTATTGTTCCAAGTGGTTATTCAAACGACTCTTATCCTGCATTGTTATCTTCCGGTGAAGCAGTTATTCCACCACATAAATTACCAAATTTATTACCTGTTAATAGGAATCATACTATAAATTTAAAAGGTAAATTAAAAGTAGAAGGTAGGGATTTAGTTTATGTTTTAGATGAAATGGTTGTTCTTCAAAACGCATATTAAATGAGTTACGCAAATTTATATACAATTCCCTTTACTGGTCGGTTAGGAATCGAAGGATATATCTATATTGATCAATTAGATTATCAAGGTATTCCTGACCCTACTATGTTAAGAATGGAATTTGATTCTTTACAAATAACCTATTCTTTTGGAGATTGGGGTAATCCGGTAATTCCTTTGCAGTGTGAATTTAATTTATTAAATGATAAAGAAGATTTTTTTGAATTACTTCCTTTAATTTCGGCTCAGGAAAGACAATTTAAAGTGCGTGTTGTTTTGCAAAAACCGGAAGTTATTAATTTATTTGATGGCTTTTTAAATAGTGAGGCTATGTCTCAAAAATATTTAAAAAGACAATTCATAAAATTTGTTTCCAGTAATTACTTAGCAAAATTAGAAGATAATTATCCAGACAGTATTGATATTTTACAAACGAAAACTTTTATTGATATTATTGATGAAATATTAACTTCCAACGGATCGTCTTTCAATATACGAATCAATAGTAAACTTCATGCCGAAGGAGATATATTACAAATCGGACAAACTCTTTTTAACAAAAACGGATTTTACACGGAAGTATTTTGGGATGATTTAGTAAATAGGAAATATAGTTTGGATATTCTTAAAGATATTTTAACTTCCTTTGATTGTTATATTTATTGGCAAGATGGGTATTGGTACATTGAAAGATATGAAGATTTATGGTCGGAAAATGGTACTTATGTAGAGTATGTTACAGGAAGCAAATATTCTCCATCTGATTCAGGAAATGCCATAGCTTTTACAAAAAGTATAGAACCCGTTCATTTTCATAAGTTCACTAAAAAAGGTTTGTTATTCACAGAACAAACTCAAACAATAGGAACAGATCCTGGTTACAAAACCATTAAAATTATTTTAGATGACAAACGGTTTTTAAATTTAATTCGAGCACACTTTGATGATGTTTCGTTGGCTACAATCTTTCCACCAGAACCTCCGTTAAGGACATGGTTAAAATATCAGATACCGGCTCGAATAACATGGAATATTTGGAGTCCTTATTCTACAATTCAAGATACTTTCAGACGATTGATTTATCCTGATTTTGGAGAATATATTGATAATTACAAAGGTTTATATACTTCCTTTATAGTTTCCGTGCAAAATACTAAAACCCAACTTAATATCAAATTTAAGTATGGCATAGAAAAAAGAACGGATGGTGATTCATGGGATAATTGGTCTTTTAATTTTTATTGGTATTTAAGAGTTGCTAACACTACAGATTATATTTTCAAAGTAGGTGATACAGAGGATTGGTTGAAACAACCTGGTGCGAATGAAAACGAGCATTTACAAACTATTTCCGTAAGTGGCTCCACATTAGACAAAGATTCTAATGTAATGGAAGTTTCTGTTTCCATTCCTATTGGTTTAGTTAGCAACTATGTATTAGGTTTGGATGTAGGAACTTTGAATGGAGATATTCCTTTAGTTTTCTGTTTAGGCACAGAAAACGTTACCAAAGATACTGAAGAAGATCAGGTTTGGGAAGCTTTTATTGGAGATTTTGAAATTACTTCTACCGGAGAAGTTCAACCTAATGTTATTGAAGGAAAAGTAAATTCTAATTATCTTAACAAAAAAGACATTTCTTTGATTCTATATGATTGTGATTCGGCTAATTATAAAAATAGTATTTTAAGAGGAGATTCTTTGAATATTCGCACTTTACGATGGGGAACAGATGGAGGCGTATCTTTAATCAATTCCAGAGGAGTTTGCTGGGCTATACATCATACCCCAACCATAAATGATAGCAAAACCATAGATGGTACTGGTTTTGGAGTTTTTGAAAGTAAAATGACTGGTTTATCTGAAGGAACAACTTATTATGTTCGAGCCTATGCTATTGATGGGGATGGTGCTGTTTTTTATGGAGAAGAAGAAACTTTTACAACCATAGATATGACTATCGGAAGTGCTTATGAAGGGGGTAAAATAGCATATATCTACCAACCTGGAGATAATGGTTATGTAGAAGGAGAATTTCATGGTATTATCTGTGCCTTATCCGATGCTAAAACTCCAGATGGAGATAGAGATTTTTGGTGTAGTCTTTCTAATGGAATGGGTTACTCATGTGGAGCATGGGATACAGAAATAAACAAAGGTAAGGACAATTCTACAAAAATGGATGACCATCCTTGGATAACTCAATTTGCTATTAAAGAATGTATAGGTTGTTCTTATGCTGGTTATACGGATTGGGTTTTGCCGAGTATTGATGAACTTATTAAATTGAGAGATAGTCGGGGTATTTTAGGTGGTTTTTCTAATGGTTGGTATTGGTCAAGTACGGAATTTTCTAAAGATCAAAATCCCCCTAAAAATGTATTAATAGAATTTTGGTTAGCTTTTAAAGTAATATTTGGAAGTTCTGCTTGGAAGTATGCTTGGGGATTAGATTTTAGTTCAGGTAGTAGTGCGGCAGAAACTTACAAAAAAAATAATTGGATGAGGATTCGTCCTATAAGATATTTTTAACTATGATAACTTTAGTAACAGATGTTATTTCTGAAATTTCTCCTATTTCTGCTAAATGTGGAGGCAACATTAGCGGGGATTTAGGTGGATATATTCCTATTGTGGATCATTTAATGAAAAATCGGTTTCAATTATATAATCGTAGCAGACAAAATATCACAGGGGATATTTTTCAAGGTTACCCTGTTAAAGTATTTCAATTATACGAAGATGAGTTACAAATAAGTGATGATAGTGAAGCTATTACAAAAAAGTTTGTAGCAACTTCAATTCAATACAAACCAGAAAGTGGGATTTCTAAAGTTACTTTAATGGAGTATGATAATACCGTTTCTGTAAATTTAATTGATGTAACAATTACAGATGATGGAAATTAATGTAGAGATTACCAAAAGGAATAAAGGAGTATTGGAAAAAGCACCTACTTCTCCAATTTACACCTATCGGAATCCATCAGAAAAAAGCACAAGTTCTGGGATTACGATGGATCAGGTATATGCTGCTCTTTCTAATAGAAAACCTTTACACGGATTTGAACGGATATTAAATAATATTTTACTTTTTGATAAAGATACTAAAAATTTTTCAATTTTAGGAGTGGATTTTGGAGTTTGGTTTTCAGGAGTGCAATATTTAAAGAACGATGAAAGCATTGCTATAAATATTGAAGCAAATATTCCTTCTATTTGGTTTGTTTATTATGATAATGAACTTATTTTGATGGTGGATTCTTCTTGGGATTGTTTTTCTGCTATTCCTATATGTATCATTTATTGGGATGGTTCCGATTACGAAATAGAAGATCATCGTCATCCGGTATTTACTGATTTTGATGCTGTTGTTTTAAAAAATATTCCTTTAAGAATACCCGTTATCAACAATGATACACCAACCATTATCAATTATCAATCTATATATGCTTCTATATATGGAGAAAATCCAGATGTTCGATTAGTGGTTGAACAAGAAGATGGTTCTTTCCATGAAGATGCTCAAAGACCTTATTTTACATATGAAAGTAACAGCTTATTAGATACTGTTTATTTTGATTGTGGTTATGAAGTTAATGGTTACATTTTAATAAAATAATAGTCATGAAAAAACTAATGTTTTTCTTATTTTGGTTCATCCCTTTATTATCTTTGGGACAATTTCCAAAACCGACAGGAGCAATACCCATTCCTAATTTTTCATTTTTTAAAACCCCCTCAGATAGTTCTATAACTATTTATTTGGGAAAAATTGATGGTTACAATACACTTTTATCCAAATTTGATACCACAGGGAATAAAGGATATTATACAAATTATAAAGCTACTAAAGCAGGTTCCATAGGAGGTTCTGGAATAAAAAATTATATTCCTAAATTTACGGGAACTAATTCTATTGGTAAATCACTATTGTACAATAGTGATGCTGGAATTAGTATAGGAGATACTTCACCACCACATTATTTGCTCACTTTACAATCTACTGCTGAAACAGAAAAATCAGATACAACAAGAGTTGGACCTGAATTGCTTACTGCATTAGGTTGGGACATAGGTGTTGGTTATGGTTGGACTGGTAATTATAACGATGGTTTTAATTATATTAATATAGGACAATCCATAAGAGGTTGTGTAAATACAGAATTTCAACCTACTATCGGTGAAACATATAAAGTATCTTTAACCATAAGTAATTATTCGGGATCAGGATATTGTTTAGTTAATTTAGGTTCTAATATAAGTTCAACACAATTCAAAGGAAATCAAACTCTTTCAACAACTATTACAGCTTTATCTAATGTATGGTACTTCGCTATAATTCCACAAACAACATTTGTAGGAACAATTGCACAAATATCTATAAAACGAGTAGAATCATATGAACCTACTTTTGCTATTAAAGATCATGAAGGAACTCCTAATTTTGAAATTCGTTCTTCAATTGATTCATTACATAATACTTTTATAGGAAAAGAAGTCGGAAAACAGAATACTTCAGGTTATAATAATACTGCTATTGGTTATCAAGCATTAAAATATAATAAAACTGGTTTTTGGAATACGGCTGTTGGTTGGCAAGCCTTGTTTAAAGGTTCTTCAAATTCATATGGTAATCTTGCCATAGGTCCTCAAGCATTACTTAATAATAATGCAGCTTTTAATCTTGCCATAGGTCCACAAGCAATGCTTAATAATATTAATGGTGTTTCAAATATAGCAATAGGTAGTTTAGCTCTTGGTGGAAATATGTCCGGATATGGGAATACAGTGGTTGGTTATAGTGCTTTGCTTTACAATGTTATATTTCCATATAATACAGTGTTGGGATATATGGCCGGTAATTACTTAGCAAATGGCATGGATGCTAATCGAGTATCACAAAAAAGCATATATATTGGAGCGAATACACGAAGCGGTATGGCTTATACATATGATTATGACACTACTCATGATTCTTATGAAATTGTAATAGGTAATGATGCAATAGGACATGGAAATAATACTGCTACGCTTGGAAATGATTCTATTAAACATACGTATTTGAGGGGAGTTAATTTAGCACCAATGACTCTTGTCGTAAGTCCTTTGTCTGGTAACCTTGAAAATGATGGTGATTCTATTTATTATACAAATTCATCCAATATCCGAAAAGCATTAGGATCATCTGGTGGAAGTATTGATTTGTCTGCATATAAACAGAAAAATGACTCTATTACAAATCCTGGGTATTTTACAAATTATAAGGCTTTGAGTTACAAACAAAAGTCAGATTCAATTGTAAATGCTGGATATGCAACTAACTACAAATTATTATCATATAAACAAAAATCGGATTCAATAATTAATGCAGGATATGCTACAAATTATAAATTGCTTTCTTATAAGCAAAAGAATGATTCTATTACAAATCCTGGATATGCATCAAATTATAAGTTAAGTTTTAAGGTCGATAAAGTTGCTGGACAAGGATTAATACGAACAACTGCAAAAGATTCAATTACTACTGCTGAACAACACAATGATACTATTAGAAATGCTGGGCATGCAACTATTTATGATATTAGTTCAAAAGTAGACAATACTGCTTTTGCTGCTACTGAAAGAACAGTAAGAAGGGATTCTACAAATTGGAATACAGCATATACTCATAGAATTACAACTTTAACCACAAATGGTTCTTCGGGAAACGCTACATTATCACATGATACTTTAAATGTGCCAAGTTACACAGGAGGAACTTCATTGAATGGAACAGGTTTTGTAAAGGCGTCTGGTACAAATATAACTTATGATAATTCTACGTATAATTCTGGATCGGGAACCACTAATTATCTTACAAAATTTACTGGAACAAATACTTTAGGAAATTCGTTGATGTATGATAATGGTACAGGCATAGGGATAGGAACAAATACTCCTTCATATCTATTAACCACTCAATCTACAGTAGCTTTAGAAGAAGCTGCTGTAGGAACAGAATTATTAACTACTTCTGGTTGGACTACAACAGGTTGGACGGGAACAGATCCTTCGGTAGGCTTTACTCATACTGCAGGAAATACAAATAATCTTTCAAATACATTAACTTCTACAGCTTCTACTGATTATAAATTAGTTACAACTATTACTAATTGCACTACTGGTAATATTCAAGCAAATTTTGCTGGACAAGGTTTTAGTTTGTATTCTTCAAATGGAACATATTATGAAGGAATTATAAATGCTTATTCTACAAGTACATTTTATATATCTCCTTCAAGTAATTTTAATGGTACTGTAGTGATGTCTCTTAAGAAATGTAATGGGTCTGGGACTAATCCTGTTTATGTTAATCAGAATCATTCGGGTATTTCTAATTTTGAGATTCGATCTTCTCCAGCCGTTTACCCTCAAACAACTAATGGTATAGGAAATTGGAATAATGTATATATTGGAAAAAATGCTGGAAAAAATAATGTTCTTGGATGGGGAAATGTGGCTATCGGAGAAGAAGCTTTAAAATCAAACGATGTTGGTTATCTTAACATAGCTATTGGTCCACAGGCTTCTCAATTAAATATAGGTGGAAAATATAATATTGCTATTGGGTATGCAGCGTCCAATTTAAATCATACTGGTAGTATAAATCAAAATAATATAGCTATAGGGAGTTTCGCTCTTGCGGCTAATTATGGGTATGAGCATATAGCCATTGGGCTTAGTGCTGCTGGTAATTGCACAGCTTCTTCTAATGGAGGTTCTATAAATATAGGATCATATGCTGGTTATAATTCCGGTAATATGAATGTAGTTATGGGTTACTCTGCAAATTATAGAAACCAAAGTTCTGGAAATTCTTATTACGGTTATAATGTAATTTTGGGACATTATGCTTTAAACCAAGCTTCTAATTCATATAATAATGTAGTAATAGGAGATAATGCAGCATATAATTATAACTATTATGGAGAAGGAGATCTTTGTGTGGTTGGGTATCATACTTTATATAGTTTTGGCAGTAACACGGGTAATCATATTTCTGCATTTGGAACAAATTCATTGCTTAAATTGACATCGGGAGCTTATATGACTGCAATAGGAGATAACGCTGGTTCCTATATTGCAAATGGTTCTACTTCAAATTTAACGGCAGATAACGGTGTTTATTTAGGAGCAAATACTAAAGCTAAAGTAAGCGGAGGCACCAATGAAATAGTAATTGGGTATAATACTATCGGAAACGGAAGCAATACCACTGTAATTGGTAATTCTTCCGTGACAGGAGTATATTTAGGATCATCTACTCCGGCAGCCAGATTATATTCAAATGGAGTTACTTTTTCTGCAGGAACAAATACTTCTGCACCTATTACTTTCACCGCAGGAACAAATTTAACTAATGCAGCAAACGGAAATATGGAATATGACGGAACTAATCTTTATTTTACTCCTTCTGCAAATACTCGAAAAACAATTACTTATACTTCTGATATTGCTTCCAAATTAGATACTACGAATGCTACTGTAGCTATGCGTAATAATTGGACGGCAGCATATAATAATGAAATAACAACCTTAACAACTACTGGAACAAGTGGTGCAGCTACATTGAATAATCATACTTTGAATATACCTCAGTATAGCGGAGGTGGGGGAGGTTCTATGGTTTACCCTGATGCTGGAATAGCTGTTTCCACAGGAGCAGCGTGGGCTGCTTCTATTACAAATAATTCTTCAAATTGGAATACAGCTTATGGTTGGGGAAATCATGCTTCTGCAGGATATTTAACGGCATCCTCTCTTTCAGGTTATGCTACTCAAACATGGGTAGGTAATCAAGGTTATTTAGCAAATGAAACTGATCCTACAATATATTCATGGGCAAAAGCAAGTACAAAACCAAGTTATTCTTGGTCTGAAATATCAAGTAAACCAACGAATCTTAGTTCCTTTACAAATGATTTAGGAAATTACGGAGGATTTGTAACGGGAACTCCTTGGACTTCTATGGGTTATGTTACTGGTACACCTTGGACAAGTATGGGTTATGTAACAGGTACTCCTTGGACAGCCTTGGGATATATTACAGCAGCTTCTTTACCAACGGTGAATGACGGCTCTTTATCTCTTGGAGTTTCAGGGTCAGGTATCAGTGGTTCTGCTTCATTCTCAGCAAATCAAGCAGGAACATCTACTTTTACAGTTACTTCAAATGCTACAACAAGCAATAGTGCTTCTACCATAGTTTTGAGGGATGGTTCTGGTTATGTTTCATTGACAGGTTATTTTTGTAGTCCTTCTGATATTAGATTAAAGAAAAATATTAGACCTTTAAATGCTGCAGATTATTTAAAAGCAAGGCAAATTGATTTTCATAGATTTGAATTTAGAGTAGATTCAACCAATCACGCTCATGTGGGAGTTATTGCTCAAGAATTAGAACAATTATTTCCAGAGTTTGTTTCTGTAGGAACTACTGGTAAAAAAGAAGTAAATTATATAGAAATGCTCGTTATGGTTGTTGCTCAACAAAAAGATGTTATTGAAAAATTAGAAAAAAGAGTCTCTGAATTGGAAGAAAAAACAAAATTTGGTTTATATATAAATAATGATAAAATTCCTCGTACATTTCCAGCATTACAAGCAGTAGATTGTACAAATAGTTATTACGATTTAGGTCGTATAGAAAAAGCTAAATAATATGAAAACAATTATTTTAGGTATTCTTTTATTTTTAGCAAGTTTAAATTTATTTGCTCAAAAACTTCCTATTAACGGAATATGTCTTACTGATGTATTGGCGGTAACAAGCGGAAGTTGTCTTGCTGATGCTTTTAGTAATGCAAACCCTAATTATTTTGATCCAACTTATGCAGTACCTAATGGGAATTTTCTTGATGATTTTCGTAACTATGGTCCAAGGTCTTGCGTTAGACCAAATGGGTTATCTACTGCTTTATATATTTATAGGACAGCTTGTAATGGTTCTGATTCATATTTTACAGGAAGTTATGCTGCGGCTTCTCAAGCCGCATGGGATATATCAAATAATTCAGCAAATTGTTCTCCATCAGGATATACAGGTTGTCAAGCCTTTTCTTTTGCCATAAATGATACTTTATATCATAATGAGTCTGGGCCAGATTGTTCATATGTTTCAGATGGATATTATTTGATAACGGCCTACCAAGGTTATCCTCCAAATTGGTCTGGTGTTTTTTCTTGGCCTTTAAATGTTTATCATGTAGTTAGCGGAAAAATAGTACAAATCACTCAAGCAAGTGTAGCTTCTATACCAACTGTAAATACAGGTTCTATTTCTCTCACAGGGATAACCAGTGCTTCCGTGGGGGGTTCTATTTCATCGGATGGAGGAGCTTCTGTTACTGCAAAAGGAATTTGTTATAATACTTCTGCTAATCCTACTATTTCCAATTCACATACTTCCAATGGTACTGGAAATACTTCTTTTACAGGGTATCTTAGTGGATTAGATAAAGCAACTACTTATCATGTAAGAGCTTATGCTACAAATAGTGTAGGTACTGGATATGGTAATGATGATAGTTTTATTTCTTATGACCTTCCTTATACTGCAGCAACTTTACAAACGTTAAGGATAGCCGGTAATATTCAAAATTTGAATTTAACATTCACAACTACTAATCCAACAGAATCCACAAATAATATTTATATGAAAGTTAAAAATGTTACAAGAAGTTCAAGTTGGATTACTACAAGTGGTATGTTTTCTTACGCAGAAGAATGGAATGTTTCTCATTCAGTTACTTTAGCAATGGGAGTAAGCAATTATAGTGGAGATGTTTTTGATATGCAATTTAGTATAGATAATGGAGCTACTTGGAGTGCAGATTTGTTTATTGTCAATGATAAAATATTACCTTACGATATTAATCAATAAATATAATTTTATATTATAGTATTTATTTTTAAAAATAAAATTTATGGCAATTAAAAAAGATCAGACACAGATTGTATCAGAAAAGGATTCAGATGAAAAAAGATTTTTAGTACATAAGGAAGAAATCAGACAAGCTGCTGTAGAAGCAAGAGAAACAATAACGAATGAAGCAAGAACGGCAGCCGCAACAATTTCGGATGCTGCTATAGTAGCTTCTAAGAAAATTTCAGAAGCTGCTGAGGTTGCTGTTCGTGTTGTAAGTATTAAAAATGCCGACGATCATGATTTACTTATTGAACTAAAGGTAGGTAACCAGTTTATTCGCAATGATATTAAGGATTTAGCAAATGGAGTCACAGCACAAATTGATGAATTACGTAAGACTAAAGCAGAAAAAATTGAATTAGATGCTTTAGCACATGAGGTACATGTTGTTAGAGAAAAACGAATAAGAGATTTGGAAAATAAAACAAGTAATTATTTTATTACCATGACCTTATTGATGATTGCGATTGGCTCCATGTTTACAGTACTTCTTTTTCATGTTTTTGGTAAATAACTTATTCTTATTATTATGACAGTAGTAGAGCATCAAATTGAATTTTTAAAAGACTTTGCAAGACTTATTTTTAAAGCAGAAGAGCTGGGACTTACTGTTACTGCAGGTGAGTTAATGCGTAGTCAAGAACAACAAGACCTTTATTTTAATGAAGGCAAGACAACAGTTCATCATTCCATACATCAAGACCGGATGGCTGGGGATTTGAATTGTTTCAAGGATGGAGTATTAACTTATAAAAAGGAAGATATTCAACTTCTTGGAGACTATTGGGTAAGTTTAAACCCGTTGAATAGGTGGGGTGGTAATTGGGTTGGTTTTCCTGATTCACCACATTTTGAACGTAATATTAGTTCATAAATAAAAAACAAAGACATGATAAGAATTTATAATTTAAAGCGACAAAAAGACGACGGAAGGGATAAGTCACTATCCGACATACTTGATGTTCATGAAGCTGTAAAACTTCCTGTATCAATTGATTTAAGGCCGAAAAATCCGCCTATTTTCGATCAAGGTAATTTGGGATCATGTTCCGCTAATGCTGGAATTCGTGCCAGAATGATACTTACAAATGAAAGTCAATTACTTTCCAGGTTGTATCAATATTATCAGGAAAGAGTAATCGAAAACTGTGTTGGTACTGATTCTGGAGCACAAATGCGGGACATAGGCAAAGCATTATTCAATTGTGGGGTATGTCTGGAATCTGACTTTCCATACGACATTACTAAATTCACAAAAAAGCCTACCCCACTGAATGACACAAATGCGTTAAAATATAAAATAGGCTCTTATAATTCGGTATCGGATGTAAATGGTATCAAGCAGGTTTTAGCTCTCAAGCAACAGCCTGTTATGATTGGAATGGATGTATATCCTTCTTTTGAGTCTGCCGATGTGGCTAAAACAGGCATAGTTCCACTTCCTAAGAAATCCGAAAAAATACTTGGAGGCCATGCCGTCACAATTGTAGGTTATGATGATACCAGAAAATGGTTTGTCGTGGCAAACAGTTGGGGTACTAACTGGGGGGATAAAGGATATTTTTATTTGCCCTATACATATTTCACAAAGGGATTTGCTTACGATTTTTGGATTTTGAACATTTAAAAAATTAACATGAAAAAATTATTTTTAATTCTTGGTTTAATCATTTTGTTGACATTTAATATCAATGCACAGAAACTACATTGGTATCCATTCAGTAAAAATGTTGAAAACACAAATGTAAAAGGTCAAATGAAAGTGCAAATAGCTTTCAAAGACAGTACAATTTTCCTTGCTCCTTCGGTTGCATTTGATGTATTTTCAAAAGAGAAGGATACAGGAGAATATAATTTGGGTATTATTCCTGGCATAGGGTATGGACTAAAATGGAATCCTTATAAGTGGAAAAATGATTATTTAATTGGAGTAGATGTTTTTGCACAGGCGGCTTTAAATGCACCGGAAGGGACTTCAAAATACTTTAATGTTAGAATTTTGCCAACCTTTACATTACTCAATTGGATTCATATAGGGTATGGTCCAATGTGGAAGATAGGGCTAAACGGTAACTCTAATATTAACACTTCTGTATTCACGTTGGGTATATCCAAATCTTTATAATTAACACAATTCCAATTCATTAATTTAATCAAAAATCAAAAGATCATGAAAAATTTAAAAGACACCATTACAACTATCTTTGCAGTATTAATGGCTATTGCAGGTGCTGTCAATGCTTTTTTACAGGCAAATACAGGAACGGATAAAATAAACTGGTATCAATTACTGGTTGCTGTCGTTGTTGCCGTTGTGGCTTACTTCACAGGAAAGAATCCAAACGGCAGTACAAAAGTTATTGATCCTAATACCGGACAACAAGACTTATCTGTAAAACCATAAAACCATAGTGGGTTTTTAGTTGTTTTTGTTAAGCAGAAAGAAGGGCAAGAAACGGTCAACCACGACCCGATCTTGCCCTTTGATATTTATGAAAACGTGAGATACAGAATCCAAAAGACTGCCTCACTCTTGCTATTAGTAAATGTGGTTGATTCTATTGTCACCGACTCCTCAGGTGGACCTTTATTTGTCCTCATCCATTTTGGAATCAGGAAAGATGGTATAATAAAGTTCATGATTCTTTGTTTCTAAATTCATACCCATTTATAAAACCTAACAAATAATTTATGATCAGAGTTGTATTTATATAGGGACATAATGATATGTCAGGATGATAAAAATTATATACCTGTACATCATACCCATGATCAAATAATAATTGATACCTATATGCTTTTATAGGTTTTTGAAACCATTTTTTTCGGTAAGTATAAAAATCTTCTTTTAAATAGATGGAAGGGTTGTATTTGCGTACGTCTTGATATATTTCATTAACTGCAAAATTTTCTACAAACAGCAATCTTGCTAATTCTTCTTTTGTGTAAAATGTTGTTATCATGATTGTATTACTTTTGTTTTTCCTTTCCGAATACTTGTTGTAAATGTACGATCAGCGTATGAGGACAAAATCTCATTATGTGTTACCAAAATAAATTGCAAACCTAATCGTTGACTGATTTCTTTTAACATAGCACTTGCTCTTTCTTGATTATCACCGGAAACAAATCTAAATGGTTCATCAAGTATGATTGTGTTTCTTGTCCGTGGGTTCATCATAGACCAACTTGCTATACGCAAAGCAAATGCAGCAACATCCACCGTTCCACCACCGGAAGCAGACATAGGATCAACTTGCACACCATTCCTTTCAAATAGCAAATCACATTCAGTTTTATTCCTACGTTGTACAAATTCTACTTTCAATTCATAAGGATTTTTGAAAATAGCTTGTAGAGCAAGTGATGTTATATCACTGATATGATAGCTTATTTGGTCCTGTGTTTTTTTGCCTACTTCACGAATAATCTCACGAGCTTTTTCATGCCTATGCAAACTTTTTGTAGCAATTTTCAATTCTTCTTGTGCAGATGCTAAGTCCTGCTCAATTTGCATTTGCTTGCCCTTGAGTTGATCCAGTTTGGTTCTTAGAGTTTGTATACTCATTTTTAATTTTTATATAAGAATTTGCCAAATACTATACTGTCAGGATGAACCCCTATTTGCCAGAAATTTATAGCAAAAGGTATTAACCATGTTAAGTTTGTAATTAGGTTCTTTGGAAGAGAATCAATAGGAAACCAAGAAACTTCTTGATCTTCCATTGTTTTTACTTTCCCATTATATTTAGGATTGTATTTTGTGGTGAAAATTTCTACTTTATAGTTTTCTTTATTTAGGATTGTTCCAATATGTTCCCATTGTCCGTATAAAATATTTAAACCACATTCTTCTTGTATTTCTCTACCTACACATTCTTCAGCAATTTCTCTTTTTTCAATATGTCCACCAGGAAAATTATAAAGTCCTTTTTGCCAATCGGGTCTGTTTTTTAAAATTAATAAAACTTTGCTACAAGTTTCATTAAAAATAATTCCAATTGTGTACTTTTTCATAACTATTGTATTTCAAGTTTTGCTTCAAGTTTATCTGAACTTTCTTCCATTTCAGTGCGCATTGTTTCCAATTCTTTTTTCATTTTAGTAAGTTTCTTCTCTGCTTTTTCAACAGTAGTACAACCCCAATTTTCACTGAGTTGTTTCATCAATGCACTGAGATGTCCTTTGGATTCTGCTATAGCAGTTTTTGCTTCATCAATTTCAGCCTTGAGAGCAAGTAATTGTTTTTCGTTTAGCATAATGTATTTGTTTCTATTAATGTTATTTCAATTGTACATCTTTTATTACGTCTAAGATGAAACATTTGATCCATATCTTGTTCAAGATTTGGAGAAGGTCTTGTTATTTTGCAATCTTCTATTACATTATTCTCATTTGACAAATAAGGAATTAAATATTCTTTGAATAATTTACTACGTTCTTCAGGAGTTTCTATTTTTACTTTTGCTTTTTCTTTTTCAAGTTCTTTATCAATATATCTTTTTGCTTGTTTTAGAAACTGCCAATAACTTTTGTCTGCGCTCATGTTCAATAAGATTAATTATGTTTATAATAAGGTATATCACACCAAATAGAAAGTGGTAAAATAGTAAATCCTTGTATGGATCAATTAATTCAATTACTCTCATAATTTTATATAATTAGTTTATAACCAAACATTTCTTCAAATGTTTTTATTTTTTCTTCTATTGGTTCATTAGATTTAATCAAAGAGTCTTTTCTCCTCTCTGTAAGGTATTTTTTATATTCTTCAAAATCTTTTTGCATATCCTCTATTGTTTTCATTATTCTAAAGATTTGTGAATTATATTCATTATGTTTTTTCGTACCTGATTTTCTTGCTCAAATATTTCTAAATTTTCCTCGAATGATAAACTTGCTTGCCAATCAGTATTCAATCTGCTAATAAAAGCATCAATTCTATTTTCACGTTGTTCTTTTACTTCCAAATGATCTCTGCTGATAACCCCTTCCTCAATTGGCAAATAGACAGGAACCACTGTATTTGTTTCAGCATACCATAACCAAACCCGTGGTTTGAAATCAGCTTGATCGGCAGTAGTTCGCATCATTGAACCTACATTGACCAACAATCTGCCTTTGTATTCCTCAACAAAAGGTTTATGGTTGTCTCCGGTTACGATCAGATCATACTGCGGATATTTCCTGAGCAAAGATGCTGCCATAGGATCGGTACAACCTGGCCACGGCAATTTCCCTTGATAAACCATACGATGCCAAATAAAGTAAGATTTTCCACCTAATTTATTTGTTTCATACTTATCCCAATCTTCAGGCTTTAATCCCCAACCTCCCATACACGCTGGAACTTGAACTTTGTCATTTAATCGTAAATTATATAAACCGGACTTATAGGCAAGTTCCATATTGTGTTGTGGAAGATCATGTTGCCCATAAATGCAATAAAACTGATCCGGCAAATGTTCAGATGCCCACGACAATAACATGGGGCTGGGTTTCCAAAAATCAAACAGATCACCGGAGCACAAAACCGGACAACCATATTTCTTTTGTAGATCAGAAATGAAATCCATTTTACGCCATTGAGCATCCCAATGATTGTCTAAACGACAAATAGGGACATTATCCTTTTCTCGTAAGTGAATATCACCACAAAGGATAGCGTCAGGTGTTTTATTTATTTTGGTTCTTTCCATTTTCTTAAAAAGGATTGTTTAAAATTAAACCACCATGATTTATTATTGTTTTTATCCATACATATCCATGTTGCTACTAAGTATAAAATGAATATATAAATAGGAAATGAAAAGATAGATAACACAATAGCCCAATCTGGCATTCTTGAAAAGTCCATGATTATTTATTTTTCAACCAACGTTCATATTGTTTCTTTGTCATTCCCAAATATTCATATAAAGGTAAATCTGTAACGGTATCTGGATCATGCCATTGATCTACCAAAGCATCATAATCAATTTCTTCTTTTTCATGAAGTTCATATTTTTTAAGAATCTCTGTCAATGCCTTTCCTTCTTCTGGAGACATATATTTGAGTACTTCTACCAGTACCATGTCTCCTGCTACAATATGAATGTGAATTTCCTTTATTTCATTACCAAGTCCAAGGGCTTCGGTTACTTCTTTTCCAAAATTTCCTGTGGCATTAACTGCTGTCATAATTTTTTAGTTTTAAGTGGACAAATAACATTATAAAAAGGACAAACGTTCGGCATTTCTTTTTTAAATGTAGCTGATAATCGCTTAAATGAGGCTTCTTTTTCTTCGAGTAATAGATTTATATTACTTATATCTTTTAAGGCTTTGTTCAGCTCCAAAATAGCCTTGTGTTTAGTATTATAAGTTTCTATTAACTGTAGTAAATCAATTAACTCCGATTCTAATAAAATAACATGTTCTGCTTGTTCAGTTTCTGCTTTTACATCATCTGATTCTTGTATAAGACTTTGCAAAGTAATTATATCACTTTTTAATTCTTTTGCTTCTTGCATTTTAGCAAGTAGGAAATCAACATCAGCTTCATATTTTGGTGGTGCATTTTGATCAATTTCCATTTGAGTATCAACAATGGAATTCATCAAATCCGATAATGTTTTTACTTTATTCTTTTTGCCTAAGTATTGATTTTGTAATTCTTCCAATATCTCCAGTTCGATCTCAATCTTTTCTAATCCTGCATACTTCTCAAGTAGTATCGTATGCTTTTCAATATCTTTTTTCTTTGATATAATATCTCCATTTAATGATCGAATCCATGAGTCAACCTTAGTTTGAGCAACATCAATTTTATCTAAACCAGCAACTTTGTTAAAATGGGATGCTACTTCACCTGCTGTTTTGCTCAACAAAAATGGAGAATCCATTTGCGATTGCAAGTTTATTTCAGTCATATTCAAAGCATTTGCTACTTCATCGGGTACAGTAGTGCCAATAGCTTTGAATGTTAAATGATCTTCTGAATCATTTAAAACATATGAATTATTGGTTCCTATATTTCTTTTAATCGTAAAAGCATCATCATTTAAAATAATTCGTGAATCTCTGCCCCACCATGACTTCAAAGAAGTTCCACTTGGTTTGTTAAATGCCAATTTACGCAAAGCACGCAAAATAGCAGACTTACCACTATCAGTAGTGCCTACAATCACATTAACACCTTGATGAAATTCAAGAAAAGTATTTTTGTGAGATTGAACATTTATTATGTGTAGTGAATTAATCATTTTGCGTATGAAAGATATAATGATAATGTAAAAGTAATCGGAATACCCTTTTTGATATATTTTCTTTTGTTATAAAAATATAACCAATACCAAAAAATCAATTGTGTTGGATAAGTTTGTTTTCTTACCCATCGAAGTATTTTCAAAAATAGTAAGTATCTCATTTTCTTCTCATCATTATTGGTTCTGTTGTTCTTCTAAATATCACAGGTTCCTCTTCTTCCTCTGCTCTTTTTCTCAATGTTATTTCAGGATATAAAAATGGAACAAACCATGGATATGCTTCAACTCCAAAATATGAAACTGATTCTCTCGTAGGAAATATAAATCTACTTCCTAAATTTAATGGTAATTGAGAAATATCACAAGTAGGAAAAGTCAAACCAAATGTTGATCCTGTATTAAATTCTTTATTTAAAGAAATATGAACAGCAGGATACAAAACACACCACCATTTTTCATTAGCACCCTCACCATAGATCGGTTTAAATTTTCCTCTATGTTTATCAGCGATAAGACATAATTCAGCATATGCCTCAATAGATATTTCTGCTAATTTTTCGTTGCGTGTCATATTAATTCTTTTTTCTTATTGCATTTAAAAAAGCCAAAATAAATAAAGCAAGTAATAATTGTTTATTTAAAGGATCACTGAACATAACAATTGCTATATTTAGTATAATAAAAAATAATATTAGAAAATTAATTACTTTCATTTTGTTCGTCTTATTGGTTCATCAATTTCAATTTTCTGAATAACAATCCAAATTGCAAATCGTTTTGTTACAGTATTTCTCGTAAATGGTTTTCGAGTACCAAAAGTAAATAAACCCTCATCAGTCATTCTTGCATAAACTCCTGCATGAGTAGGAGGTTTTGCACTGCAATAAAGTAAAGACACCCATTCCTTAAGATGTTTACAAAGTTCTTCTGGGTTCATTTTATTTACCTTTTTCTTCTTTTGATATGTAATCACTTTTAGCTAATTCCAATAAATGCAGAGCGTCGGCTTCATCATCATTATTTCCTACATAACCATATTTGGTTTTAGCAGCAGCAATCATAGCAGGTTTTCCAGCACTTCCCTTTCCTGTAGCAAACAGTTTTATTTCTTTTGAAGAATATGCTCGATAATCAATTTTTAAATCTTCACAAACAACTTTTATCTGTCCTTGTAATTCCGATTGAACAATAATAGCTCCTTTGAAAGCACCTCCTGGTCTTTCAAATACAACAAGATTTATGTTTTCTGATTTGATAACTTCATGCAATTTAGAACGTAGTCTTATCAAGCGCATTCCTGCAGATTCATCACGTTTCGGAGTTAAATCCCAAACTCCATAAACCGATCTGGAAATAGCCCATCCACAGTGAGAAGCTACATCCAAAGCTAATATTTTTAAAATTACACCTTGTTTTTTCGGTGGAATAGGTGGTGGATCAGGGTATCTCGGCATTTTTGATGGAAGTACTATTAGCTCCTCTATATCACTATGAGGTTGTACTTTATGATACAATCGTAATGGAACTCCTGCTAATTTTCCTGTTGGTCTTGTTCTTTTCATTTAATTTAGTTTTATACATAATCCAAAGTGATAATGAAATAATAATTACACCAATGATGATAAGTTCTGTTCCTCCCAAATGTAAAAATGTAAAATATGATTTTTGTAAATTCTCATCTGCAATTTCTTTAAGTTGCTTCAATGCTTCACCTTTCACCGGAGCACTTTCCAATTTAGGGTGTAGTGTATCAAGTAATTTGATAATAGTTTCCACAGCACCAGTGATAGCAGTGATAATTCCTGTTATCAGCATAACTGCTGTGGAAATAATCTTTAGGGTTTTCATTGGAAAGATTTTAAAAGGATTCTTATTTTTATTGAATCTTTTCTATACTGAGCCATAAACAATCGGAATAATTCATCTGGGGTTTTATCTCTTAAATTCATAGCAGTTATTCCACCTTGCATATATCCGTTTTTAAATACTTGCATTTTATTGACGAATTCAAGGGAATCTGTTTTATTAGCAATAGACTTTTTTGGAGTATATTCTGGTACTACAGCAGTAGTAGTTGTTGTATCAATTGATATACGATCTTCTCGATGATGTCCGACTTCAAAAATCAATATATCAGATATAATGATAACAATAATTATAGAAATTATTTTTAACGTTTTCATTAGTCGTATGTATTCCAATTTCGTTTATGGATATTGTTGTGATGTTCTTCTTTGTTTTCTTCTTCTGTTTCTTTGTTTACTTTATGGTTGATAAATAAAGTAATTCCTATTAAACAAATGAAAAAACCAACAACCCCTAATATTGCAATAATCAATGCCTGAGTTTCATTCATCTTTTTGGCTTCCTTTCTGTTGTAAATTTGGATTCAATTTCTTCCCATAAATCAATTACTTCACGCTTCAGTTTCTTTTCTAATCCTTGTACTTCAACCATTTTGATTGATTTATCCAAAGATGCATTCAGTTTTATCTCACCAACTTGATATACAGTATTGCTTGTATAATCTTTGATATACTGTAAATTTGCACGAATATCATCTATACCATAGTCAAAGATAATAATTACCGGAGCTGTATGATATGGTTTCCATATACTTGATTTGAAAACTTCAAAAGTAGTTTCCACACCAATGCATCGTTTTGTCTTTTTACCCTCAATTGTTTTTTCCAACCAAATCTTTTCAGGATTCGTGGCACGTAATCGTAAAGAAGCATAAAATCCGATTGCAAAACCACCTGTTGATTTGAATTTTGGAGCAAATTTGTTTGCAGCGTCTTGGTTTTCTCTTACTTGATTTGAGCAAACCATGATATAATTTTTTTGTTTTAAGATTCTTGCATTTTTACGAAAACCTTCACTGAACTCTTTTGCTCTGCGCATACCCATTTTATCACCATCATCGTTATCCATTTCAATATCAGTAGAAAGGGCAGCAAGAGAATCTGTAAATGTTCCGTTTATAACAGTTTTATTAGCAGGTTTCCATTTACGAATATTTTCAAATACTTCTGTTACTTTGTCAGGAGTTGCATAATCAATTTCATCAGTGTTTAGATCAAATAACTGTGCAAATGTTTTATTTAATCTTGCTTCTGGATCGTCAAATCTTACTTGTCCACCTTTACGTTGAACTGCGCCTGCAATCTCACAAAGCAATACTGTTTTACCAGCACTCGATGGTCCGAATACTTCAACGAAAATACCTCCAGGAATACCACCACCACGTTTTACACCACCGGAAATAGCTAAATCAAGTAATGTGCTTCCTGTACTGATTGTTTGTGTAAAATCACCTTTGTATTCTTTTTCTTCTGTAACTTTAGGATATTTAACTTTGTTTCTTATTTGAGTGCTAAGTGGTTGTTCTTCTTGTTTAGTTCGTTCCATATTATTTATTTTATAATTACTATCATTGTTGCAGGAATAACCGCTACAATATTAGTATAAGTAGGATCATTTTTTGAAAAAATTATAGATTGTCCTGTATTTTCATTTACAGTTATAATCTCACCTTCTACATTAATGTAAGTTTCTCCTGTCCCCGAAATAATTTCAAATGTTTTCATAATTATTTATTTTTAAATGATTCGTGTTCTTTATCAATGTAATCCAAAATTTTCTTAATAACAGGTATAGTCAAACCTTTATATTCTAATTCTTTTTTCACTTCTTGTATGAAAAAAGTATAAGGCAAAGATTTACGTGTAACCTGTAAATTAAGATATTTTGAAAACATCATTTTAGAAAAATCCAAATAACACTTTTCTTCTACTTCAGTAGTATAACTTCGATCAATCCAACAACTAAATATATCTTCCATCAAAGTAGATTTATTTATATTGTTTGCCATACTGTATAAAGTTATACAAGAATGTATTCGTAGGGGCAAATGTACCCCTACGAATTTTGTTACTGGATCTTGTACCTTTTTGTTTTTGGTTCTAATAAGGTATGCCATAATTGATTATTTTTTCTTTTTTGCTTCCGTGCACGCATCCCAAAGATCGCATGAATCGCACTCTTCTTTTTTATCTACATCCCTTCCAAAACGATGTCCAGATGGGCATTCATTTTCTGCTCCCTTTTTTGCTGGGGCGGTAGCTTTCCCCTTATTAAAAGGCAGATCATCATCGTCGTCTGCTGCTTGCAGCACTCCTGTTCCCATGCAGACTTTACAAACACCACCTTTTGAGTTTTTACCAGTTCCATTACAAGCAGTGCAACGATTCTTTTTGGATGATTTCTTTTCCGATTTTGCAGGAATCTCTATATCCAACTCAAAGGCAACTGCTTCACGCAATCCATCCTCATCATCTTCAAAATCAACGACATCAATATCAAGATCATTTGCTTTGCAATACTTGGCGAGTTGTTTTGCATTCAGATGGACAAGATCATGCCATGTGAGAGAATCATCGTCATCATCATCATC